GGGCTCTTCATCGGCCACGCCAACGTGGTCGGCGCCGTCGCGTCGACGGGGCAGCCGCTCATCGGCGCCGAGATCGCCCTGCGGCCCGAGCATCTCGACCGGCTCGGGCCCGACGTGCCGAAGATCTTGAACCACATCCACGCGGCGCAGGACGTGCACGGCGCGACCTACGTGGGCTCGATCGCGCCGTCCGACTGGGCCGAGGTCGAGCAGAAGCGGTTCCTCGTGCTCGACCACGACGGCACCCGCTGGTCGATGACGTCGCACCCGATCGTGTTGCCGCGACTCTGGCATGTCGAGGGCGTCTTCGATGGCCACCAGGTCGCGTGGGTGGTGCGCCGCGGGCCGGAGGGCGCGGTCGAGGTCACGCCGGCGTCGTTCAGGGGCGACGAAGTCAGGGCCAGATTCCGCTTCAGCGCCAGCGATGCCGGGCGCCTCGACCTGGCCAGGGCACAGCTCATGGCCGAGTTCGCGGAGGCCTCGCATCTCGAGATGGAACCCGTCGCCGTGCCCGACCGCGCGGTGCGCGCGCCGGAGGTGGCCGCCGCGAAGACGACGGCCGCCAAGCTGCAGGCGTACTGCGCGCTCTCTGGGGTCGACGTGAGCGACAGCGTGGTGGCCAAGCTGGCCGCGCTCGAGACGCGCGAAGCGGCCGAGCTGCTGGCGCAGCTCGAGCAGCGGCTGCAAGCGATCGCTGCCGTGGAACGGGTGGTGGCAGCATGACCGCGTCGAGCCTGACCTGCGCCTACTGCGGCGGCGCCGCCGAAGGCCACTACGCCGTCCACCGCGACGGCATGGACGTCGGCCCGGAAGTCGACCTCTGCGACGCCTGTGGTAGCGCTGAAGATCCGACGCTCGCTGAGATCTGGGAGCGCATCGCCCAGCCCTCGACCGATGAGTGGGCCTTCAAACGCGCCGAGGTGCTGCCATGAGACTCGAACGCATCAGCATCGGGGGCGTCCTGCGCTTCACCGATCCGGTCACGGTCGACCTGGCCAGCCTCCCGGCGGGCTTGGTCGCCGTGGTCGGTGAAAACGGTTCCGGAAAAACGACCCTCGTCGAGGCCCCGATCGCGGCGCTCTTCCGGTCGTTCCCGTCCCGTGACGGCCGGCCGCTCGTCGACTACGCCACCACGCGCGACGCGTTCCTTGAGGCGGTGTTCACGGTCGACGCGGGCCGCTACCGGGCCCGGGTGAACCTCGACGGCCAGCGGCGCGCCGCCGATGCCGTGCTCGAGCACACCGCGGCGGATGGCATGGTGACGCTGCTCAACGACGGCAAGCTCTCGACCTACGACGAGGCGATCGCCCGGGTGTTTCCACCGCGCGACCTACTGCTGGCCTCGGCGGTCGCCGCCCAGAACCGGGCCGGCTCGTTCGTCACGCTCGACAAGCGCGGCCGCAAGGAGCTCTTCGGCCGCCTGCTCGGGCTCGACCGATTCGAGGCGATGAGCACTACCGCCAAGGCCGCGGCCGCGCGGTGCGAGGCGATGATCGGCACGCTCGGCGTGAAGCAGCGGCTACTGGCGCCCGAGGCCGCAGACGGGGTGCGCCAAACGATCGAGGGCGAGGCGCAGCGCGCCGTGGCCGGGGCGGCCAGCACCGCCGCCGAGCGCGCCCAGGTCGAGAGTGACCGGTCGGGCCTGCTGGCCGACCGTGATCGTCTACGCGACGATGCCAGCGCCCACGACGCCGCGAAGACGCGCCTGGCCTCGCTCGGCAGCGAGACCGCGGCGCTGCTGATCCGCTGCCAGGGCCTGCGCCGGCAGCAGGACGCCGCGCGCGCGGCCGCGGCGAGCGAAGACGGCCTCCTCGTCGAAAACCTGAATCGGCAGCTGCTGGAGCTGACCGGTCGCATCCAGAAGAACCGCGCGCTGCTCGAGCGGGCCGAGGTCGTGCGCAGTGCCGCGGCGGAGCTGCGCGCCGCCCGCGAGACGCTGGCCGCGCGCGAAGCCGAGCAGCTCGTGCTGGCCGCCGAGCCGCAGCGCCTGCTGACGGAAGGCGCGGAAGCCAAGGCGGCCCTCAGCGCGGTCGAGACAGCCGAGGCGCAGCTCGCGCAGGCCCGTCGCGCCGCCAGCCGGCTCGCCGGCGTGTGCGACGTGTGCACCTTCGTCGCCGACGCCAGGCAGGCGCAGGCGTCCATCCCGACACTCGAAGCGGCGGTGGCCACCAAGGCGGCCTGCGTCGCGCGGGTCGAGGCACTGCGCACGCAATACCGCGAGGCCGAGGGCCGGCGCCTGGCGCTGGTGACGCTCGTCGACGATGCGCGCGTCCGCATCGCGGCGCTCGAGCCCGACGCGCAACTGCTGTCGCGGCTCGAAGAGGCCGAGGGACGCATCACCGACCTGCAGCGGGACCGCGCGGTCGTGGTCGACCAGGCCGAGGCACTGCGCCGCGGCGTGGCCGCACGGCTCACGACCACGGTGGCGGACCTCGAGGCGCAGTATCGCGAGGCCCAGGCGACGATCGACGGCCATGCCGCGGAGGTGGCGGCGGCGCAGGCCGAGGCGGACCGCACGGCGACGGCGGCCGAAGGCGTCGCCGACGCGGACCGCCGGCTGGCGTACCTCGACCAGCAGTGGCAGACCCTGACCGCCGACCAGGCGCGCCTGCAGGCGCACGCCGAGGCCTGCGAGTCACGCATGGCCACATGGCGGGTCAAGGCCACACAGCAGGCGGAGGTCGAGCGCCAGCTGGCGGAGATCTACGCCGAGTGGCGGGACTGGCAGCTGCTGGCGCGCGCCCTCGGTCGTGACGGGCTGCCCGTGCTCGAGATCGACGCGGCGGGCCCGACCGTCAGCGCCTACACGAACGATCTACTGGCCGTCTGCTTCGGCCCTCGGTTCACCGTGGAGCTCATCACGCAGGCCGCGAAGGCCGACGGCAAGGGGACCAAGGAGGTCTTCGAACTGCAGGTCCTCGACAATCTGCGCGGCGGCGCACCACGGGACCTCGCCGACCTCAGCGGTGGGGAACAGATCCTTGTCGATGAGGCGCTGAAGAACGCGCTCAGTCTTTTCATCAACGCCCGGCACGCCGGCGCCGTCGAGACGATGGTACGCGACGAAACCACGGGGCCGCTCGACCCGCAGAACGCGCTGCGCTACGTCGAGATGTTGCGTCGCGTGCGCACCATCGGACACGTGCGGCATGTGCTGTTTGTGAGCCACAACCCCGTGGCCGCGGCGATGGCCGATGTACAGCTGCAACTCGCCGACGGCCACGTCACGGTGGTCTACCCGCCGTTTTCGGAGGCCGCGTGAACGCGTCTCGCCAGCACACGGGGCCGGCGCGCGGCTCGTGGGCGTCCACACCCGCGGGCTCCCCGCACCGAGACGACGAGTTCGATCACGTCGTCGTGTGGGACGGCACGCGGAAGAGTGCGTCCGGCACCGCCTACCTGGCCGCGAAGGAAGAAGCCACTCGCGTGACTCCTGCCCGCGCGGTCGCGATCGTTCCGATGCACGACCGCATTGAAGACTACCTCTCGATACACGGACCGCAGACGGCCAGAGCCATCGCGCAGGGCCTGCATCGGCAGACTGTTCAGGTCACGACCGGCCTCTCAACACTGCGGGAGCGCGGCAAGGTCGTCGTGGTGGCGCGACGTCCCATCGTGGCTGAGCGGTCGTTTGGACGGCGCTACGAGCACGTCTACGGGCTCACGGGGAGCGAGGCGTAGATGGCCGACTATCGCCTGATCTTTCGGAACGCGGCGACCGGAGAACGGACCTCTGGACTCTCACACCTTGGGTTCCGCGTGTGGATCCAGTACCAGCTCTCCGCGGACGACTTTGGCGTCTGCCCAGCCTTGGCGGCCAAACTGCAGGGCGACAACACCGCACTTCTTGACGAGTCCACGAGGCGCATCCAAGCGGAGATTGAGACGCTGCTTCGTGTGGACCTCTGTCGGGTCTTCACCGACGGCAAGCGCCGGTATCTCTACCAGCCAGACTGGCAAGACTGGCAGCGTATCCGGTATCCGGTCGCGACGTCTCTTCCGGCCATTCCTTCTGAATATTTGCGGGAATGTTCCAGGAACACTCAGGAACTGTTTCGCGAACACCACGGGAGAGCTTCGGGAAAGTTTTCGCCTCACGCGCGCGCCTGCGATGCCCCTGCTACTGCAGGTGCTGCTGCAGATGTTCGTGAAGGGGGTGCGGGGGAAGCCGCTCCGGTGCCGCCTAGCCGCGTCGGCGTCGTGGCCAGAGCTGCGGCGCTCGGCATCGTCCCGCCCGGCGTGTGGGAGCGCCAGCACGGCACGCACGCCCTCCGGGCTGACCTGTGCGACTGGGTGTGCCTACCGGCGTCCGTCCACGACGAGTGGCTGCGGCGACTCGTGGCAGCTGGGGCGACCCCTGAGGACGCGACGCGAGACATTCGGACATGGGCGCTCGACGTGCGGGCGCAGTGGTCCGGCCGCGTACCAGGGGATGACATCTTCGCGTTCTGGCGGCACGAGTGGGCCAAGACGCACGGCTCGAATCGACCATCGTCTGCGCCGAAGCCCGGCGCGGGGCTCGATGCCCTGATCACGGGAGGACGCCATGGCTGATGCCCTGTGGAGCGCCCGCACGAAGGCGCACGTGCAGCACTTCGCGGCCTACCTGAAGCCGTTCCAGCGGGCCGCGGGATCCCGGCTGTTTGACGACACCGACGTCGCGCTCGAAACCGTGCAGGCATGGATCCTGACGCTGCGCGACGTGCCAGCAGATGTGCTCGAGGAGGCGCGGTCGCGGGTACTGGCGGAGGGCATCACGTGGATGCCGAAGCCCGGCGACGTGAAGCGGCACTGCGTCGCGATCGTCAACGAGCGGCGGCGCGACTTTCTGCAGCGCGCGGCCGCCGCCATGGCGGCGTGCGAGCGCTGCCATGGCTCCACCTGGACGGAGGTCGAACTCGAGGGCCACGCGCACGTGACGCGCTGTGGCTGCCATGACGAGGCGATGGCGATCGAAGCCAAGGCCCCGAAAGCGCTGGCGGCGCCGAAGGCGCCAGACGAAGACCACGACGCCGCCTGACGCGGCGATCGATACCGAATTGGAGAACCGACCGTGACGACGAGAATGAGCGTGATATGGAGTGTGGTCGCCGTGCTGTGGCTCGCGACCGATGCAGTGGCGCAGGAGGCGCAGTATGCCCAGCCGTGCAGCGCACGCAATCTCCTCGAGTGTGTGAAGGTGCTGCCGCCGGTACCGGGGCCCGCCGGTCCGGCCGGTCCGGCAGGACCACAGGGGGCGCGTGGGCCCATCGGTCCACAGGGCATACAAGGCCCCCCGGGGGAGGGACTGCCGCCCTGCCCGCCGGTCCCACCGCGCGACCTGAACGTCGGCATCGACATGACGGTGAGCGCGTGGATCGAGGACGGATGTGAAGCCAGGCTCGTCTTCTACGACCGTCATTTGAAACTCGCGGCGCTGATCGACTTCCGGACCGGGATGTATCAGGCGATCGCGGGCTACATGCAAGAGGACGCGCACGGAACGCCGGACCCGCACGACTTCACGGCGATCCGGACGAGCCGCGTCGATCCGTATTTGCTCGGCCTCGTGAATGAGCGTGGCATCTGGTTGACGGCGAACTCTCGGTGGCCGATCAACGCGCTGCCGTGGACGCCGCTGCCGTAGCGCCAGTCAATGGCACGCACGCCGCGATCGGTGGTCGCCGTGTTGGTGAAGCTGGAGACCGCCGACGGGCTCATGGTCTTCGATTCCGCGCGGGTGCAGGTCGGGTGCACCTACCGCGTGAGTCCGGCGACCCGACGCACCATGGGCTTCTACAACGTGGAACAGCGTCGCAGTCACACGAAGGAGATGGTGCGCGAAGTGACGAGCTCACGGTGGCTGCCCGTTGAATGTTTGGAGTTCACGGCGGGAGCGGTGCAGTGACGCAGCTCCCACTCGATTGGTCCGCGGTGGAGCCCTCCGCGCTCGTGGTGTCGCCGAGCGTCTACCCACAAGCGCGAGAGACCTCCGCGCTGGCTGCGGTTGGCAACGCCAAGGAGCGCGCCTCGGACAACACGCGCCTGCTCGCGCTCCTGACGGCGGCTGGCGAGGCGGGGATGAGCGATCAGGAGATCCAGGACGCGACGGGCTGGCCGAGGCAGACCATCTGCCTCAGGCGCTACGACCTGCGGCGCTTCCTGATGCCGGCGGCGCGCCGGGCAAAGAGCGTGAGCAATCGCCCGATGGTGTGTTGGCGTCGCAGAACGGCGGCAGAAATGGAGACTGGATCGTGACGGATCCGAAGCTCGCGTCGTATCCCGCGGCCTTGCGAGACGCCATCTTGGCGCAGCGCGCCGAGTTGCAGGCGCGACAACGATCTGGCCAGCAGACGGTCGGCCCGTGGGCGCCCGCGCGGGTGCTCGTCAGGGCCACGCGCGTCAAGCGCACGAAGCCAGCATCGGCAGTCACGAACATTCGGAGGATCGGATGAGCCTGCGCGCGCGTCCGGACATCGATGTCCGGGTCCGACGGCGCCTGCAGCGCGCCGTGGTGCATCAACGCCTCACGGGATCGGTGACGCGAGATCCGAAGACGGGACGCGTGCGCCGCGGAAGGATCGAAATCGCGTGGCCTCGACTCGTGCTCGGTCTTCCGAAGCGGCTGGAACGGCCGAACGCATGGCTGTGGGCGCACTGGCGCACGAAGAAAGCCGCCAAGGACGCCTGGGCTCGCCTGATCGCGACCACGGTCTGCGACTTCGTGGGGAGGCCCTCGATCGCGGACTATCGGCGGCCAGCCGACGCGATCGGCTGGGTGCCGCCGGCGGGACGCCTGCGCGTTGAGATCGTCCGGCATGTCACGCGCGGCCCAGGCATTCCGGACGACGACAACCTGCTGTTTTCAGCTAAAGGCCTGGCCGATTGCCTCGTGCAAGCGGGATTCCTCCGCGACGACACCAGGAAAGAGATTGACCTGCAGGTCGTGCAGGTCCCCAGCGCAGACGGGCTGGACCTCACCGTCATCACGATCGCGCCGATCCCAGCGGCGCCAGGAGTACCCCATGCAGACCGATGAGACGACCATGGCCGAGACCGAGACGATCGCGCCACCCCTAGACGTCGTCGAAGTGCTCGACGAGACGAACGCGACCCCAGACGAGACGGCCGGTGATGACACCGGCGAGGCGCTGCCGCCGATCACGGAGGAGTCCGCCGCAGTCGGCGCCTACGCTGCGGGTGGCGGCACCGGGTTGGCGATCGAGATGACGCGCCAATCGTTCGCGGAGGATTTGGCCAGGGCCGAAGAGGGCACGCTCAGTTACGGGTTCGACTTGGAGCGCGCGTGGCGCGAGATCGAAGGCATCGCCGAGCGCGTCGACGTCAAGAAGCGCGCGTGGGATAGTGCGAAAGCCGAGGCCGCCGAGGCCAAGAAGGACTACGACCTCGAAGTCGAGACGCTGCGCAAGCGTATCGACGCGCTCAGCGCCGAGCGTCGAAAGCCCGCGTGGCCCCTTCAGGGGGCGGAGGACCTCAGCGCCACGCCGAAGGGCTGCCAGTGGGAGCGGACGAACGGGCGGCTGTGCCCGGTCTGTAGGCCGATGCTGGCCGACCCGTCGCGCGTGCCTGCGCTCGACAACCCCCAGCACCCCGCGCACGCCGACCACGTGGCCGCCGTCGCCGAGGTGGAGGCTCGGGCCTTCGGCGAGCGGCTCGAAGAGGCCGAGGTCTTCCTCGACGTGAGCGAAGTCGCCGGGCTGGATCTGAGCGCGAAGGCCACGCTCGAGCAGTGGCTGAACGAACGCGCCGTGATCGCCGCCGCGCAGGCCGAGGACGCCGAGGTGCAGCACCTGCCGTTCCCGGAGGTCTTCGCGCGCAAGGCCCACATCGCCGGCGAGCCGGACACCGCGGCCGGCAACGGCCAAGCGTGCACCAGGTGCGGGCGCCAGCTGCTCGACGACGTCGACATCGTGGACGACGGGACCTATCCGGTCGGAGCGCATGTCGGACTCGACTGCGAGGGCGCCCACGAGATCGCGCGGCCACCGAAGAAGCGCGGCCGCGCAAAGAAGAACCGGCCGGCGCCTGAAGCGGAGCGGGCCGAGCAGATCGCCGCAGCCGCCGACCAAGTGGACGACGGCGAGTTAGCGCATTAGCGCCACGCGTGAATCTGAACTGATTGCTTGACAAGGAGAACCCTGACCCCATGAGCTCAGCAGCCACCGCCCCACTCGATGCCCCTGTCACCACACCGGCGCTCCATACCTCCCTGGTCTACGCCGCGCCCCTCAGCGACCTGCAGCCGTCGCCCCTGAATCCGAGGAAGCATTTCGGTGACCTCGACGAGCTCGCGGCCAACATCGCCGCGCGCGGCATCATCGTGCCGCTGATCGTCCGGGAGCGACAGCCCACAGCGAAGGGCGGGTCGCGCGCGCCCTATCTTGAGATCGTCGACGGCGAACGCCGGTACCGTGCGGGCCAGCATGCCGGCGTCCAGTTCGTGCCCGTGATCCGCCGCGACGAGTTGAGCGATGCGGAGGTCCTGGAGTTGCAACTCGTCTCCGCGATTCAGCGGGCCGACCTGACGCCGCTCGAGGAGGCACGGGGCTACCAGGCCCTCATCGCCTCGGCGCCGGCGAAGTACTCGGCCGCCTACATCGCCGACCGCATCTCGCGGAGCGAGCGCTACGTCGTCGACCGCATGCGGCTGCTGGATCTCACACCCGCCCTGCAGCGGTTGCTCGAACAGGACCGCATCGGCGTGGCCCATGCCGAGCTGATCGCGAAGCTGACGCCGGAGGACCAGGTCCGTGTCTCCCACCCCGGCGATGCGGACACCTACGGACGCTCCGGCGATCCGGGCGGGCTGTGGCAGCGGACGGACGCCACGCTCGACTTCGACACGGACGACGAGGCCGAGGAGGGCGCCGCGCTGGCCAAGGACCCGTACGCCGGGCTGAAGCCACGGACGATCAAGGAGCTGGAGGCCTGGATCGCCCGCCACGTGCGCTTCAACGTCCAGCACTTCGCGACGACGGCGCCCCTGGAGTTCGGGGACACGGCGGCGGCGGTGGAGCTCGCCCAGGCGAAACCCGGGCGCGGCAAGAAGGTCATCGCCATCACGGCGGACTATCGCATCGAGGACGATGTCAAGGGCGACGAGCGCGTCTACGGGAAGCAGGCCTGGCGCCGCGCGGACGGGACAGCCGGCACGAGCACCACGGAGCGCGGCAAGCCGGCGGACTCGCCGACGTGCGAGCACTCGGTGTTGGGCGTCTTCACCGCCGGGCCCGGCTATGGGACGGCCCTGCAGGTGTGCATCGCCCGCGACCGGTGTCAGACCCACTTCGCCACGGAGATCCGGGCGCGCGAGAAGAACGCCGCCTTGCGCGCGTCCGGCAAGAGCAAGACCGCCGCGCGCAACGAAGCCAAGGAGCGCGAGAGCTACGAAGCGCAACAGGCGAGAGAGGAGGCTGAACGGCGACGATTCACCGCCATCTACTCCGCGATGCATCCGGCGCTGGTCGCGGCTCTCAAGCAGGCGGTGCCGTCCACGTTGACGCCGGCGATCTGCGGGTGGATCTGGGCGCGCGTGCATCACGGGCAGGCGCCCAAGGTGCCGGCGGCGAAGTTCCTCTCGGCGCTTGTCCTCGAGAGCGTCGAGGCGCCGCGGAAGAGCATGTGGGGCGCAGAAGGCGCGGTGAGCAGGGCCGTCACGCTGGCGGCCACCTTCGGCGTGGACGGGAAAGCGCTTGAGAAGGCCGCGCGCCAGGCGGTGGTGGACGCCGAGAGGAAGGCCACCAAGAAGTCGAACGTGCGCGCGACGACCAAGAAGGCGGCGAAGCGGCGATGAGGAAGGGTTTCATCCCCGGCGATCCACGGGCGCGCGCGGCCGGACGAATCGGGGGCCACCGATCTGGCGAGGCCCGTCTCCGTCGTGACGCCGCCCGGCTCGCCCGGGTGAGCGGGCTGACGACTCGGTCGGCGGTCGACCTGATTCGAGACATCCGCTGGCGCGCCTATCAGGCGGGCTGGCGATCGAGGCGACGGAGTCGCCGGCCCGAGGCGGCGTAGATGGACCCGTGCGACGGGCGCTCGTTCGAGGAGCAGGCGGTCGTCGAGGTTCTGGCGGACACACGGGGCGCGACGACGCACGACCTGGTCCGGCAGACCGGGCTGAGCCTCCGGGCGGTGTTGGTGGCGCTGCGCGGGATGCTGCAGCGCGGCGAGGTGGTGGAGCTTTCGAGCGCGCGGTATGCGCTCGACGAGGTGTGTGATGGACCTGAGAACGCTGGTGACAACGATCGACGCGCGGATTGCCGAGCTCCAGACGACGCGCGCCGTGCTCGTGCGTGAGTTCGGATCGACCACGGGGGGGGGGGCGACCTCCAGCCGTGTCCTCCAAGCGACGCGGCGGCGCTGAAGCGACGGGGACGAAGGCGTTGATCCTCGACGTGCTGGCGCAGGGCGACCGGATGAAGGCCAAGGAGATCAGCGCCGCGATCCGGGTGTCGGCGGCCTCCACGGGCCAGCACCTGGCGCAGTTGGTCGAGAGCGGAGACGTGGAGGTCCAGGGGAAGAGCCGGGCGACCACCTATGGGATCGCGTGAGTTGCTGACAGGACAAGGTGACGAATGAGCACCCCGCGCTCGCGCTCAATCGGGCGGAAGTGGAGGCCCCCGATGAGTGACAGAGTCAGCCACGCCCTCGTGCCCGGCATCTACGCGCGCAACGGTGTGGCGTATCGGGCCGGGAAGCGACTCTGGACCGCGGAGGACGACGCCCATCTCCGCCAGCTCTATCCGGACCAGCCCACCGACGATGTGGCCACAGAGCTCGGCCGGTCGCTGGCTGCGACGTATGGTCGTGCGCGGCTGCTCGGCGTGGAGAAGAGCGCCGCCTACTTGGCGAGTCCGGCGGCGTGCCGGCTGCGCCGTGGCGACCAGGTCGGCACGGCGACACGTTTCCAGCCGGGCCAGGTGCCCGCGAACAAGGGGCTCCGCCGGCCGGGCTGGGGCCCGGGCCGCATGAAGGCGACGCAGTTCCAGCCCGGCGTGTTGAACGGCGTCGCACGCCAGCGATTCCAGCCGATCGGCGCCACGCGCTGGGTCGGGGGCTACCTCTATGTGAAGGTCAGCGCCGAGCCGGGCCCGTGGACGAGGAACTGGAAGCTGGTGCACGTCCGCGCCTGGGAGGCCGCACACGGCCCCTTGCCGGCCGGCCACGCGCTGCTGTTCCGCAACGGCGACAAGAGCGACACGCGCGTTGAGAACCTCGAGCTCGTGACCCGGCAGGAGCTGATGCGCCGCAACTCGGTGCACGGGTTGCCGCCGACCCTGAAGAAGACCATCCAGCTGCTCGGCGCGGTCAAGCGCCAGATTCGGAGACGAGAGAGCCATGCACACGATCGATGATCTGCGCGCCGAACTGTTCGCGACCCTGAAGGGGCTGCGCGACCCGAACGCTCCCCTCGACGTCGCCCGGGCCCGCGCCGTCGTCGATGTCGCCAGCGTGATCGTCGACACCGCGAAGGTCGAAGTGGCGATGCTCGAGGCGACGGGCAGTGCCGGGACGGGTTTCATCCCGGACCGTGACCAGAAGGCGCTGCCGGGCGCTGCAGCTCGGCCGGCGCTGCGAGCGGCGGGTGGTCGCGCGTGAAGGGCGGCGCCTTCTTCTCGTTCAAGGGGCCGGCCGCCAGGTTGGCTGCGCAACAAGCCACCGCCCTGCGTCATCACTGCCGGCTGGCGGCCGAGACCATGCACCCGCGGTTCTGGTTCGTCCACGGCGGCGCGTCGATCGGGTTGACCGTGAACTCGGGCTACGAGTGACTGGAGGCGGGATTCGGCGGGCCCGTGTGGCACGCCAGCATCGGACGCCTTGCCACGGTGGAGGCGCGCGAACAGCTCGCGAGGGACGTGCTCGACGGCGTCGGCGATGCCGCCTTGGGCGAGTGGATCGAGCGCGACCGCCCCGTGCTGCACCTGCGACGGCGGCTGACGGCAGTCGAGGCCGCCGGCATCGGCCCTGTCGTCGACATCAGAGGCACTTACGAGGCTCAGCAACGCATGCGCGTCGCGCGGCTCTATCTGCCGACAGCGCTCGTGAATAGTGAACCGTTCTGACGGAAGGAGTTGACATGAAGCCAATGAGGACCACCCACACCTATGCCGTCCTCGACGTGCCGCGCACCGTCTACGCGGCGGTCCGCGCGCTACTGGCGCAGGCCGACTACCAGCACGCGTTCCACGCCAATCCGGACGGCGAGGTCATCGACATGCACGGGATCGCCCTGCGGGCGGCTGGGCGTGCGACTGGCACGAACGTCGTCGTCGGGTCGCTGCTCAGCGCGCGGTCGAAGGAAGGCCGCATCGAGCTCGCCGTCGACGGTGCCCTCACACAAATGGACCTCGACAAAGCGCGCGAGGTCGTCGGCATGCTCCAGCAGGCCATCGAAGCGGCGATCACGGATCAGATGCTGCACGCCTTCCTGACGAGCCGCGTCGGGCTGTCCCTAGAGGCGGCGTCGGCGGCGCTGTTGGACTTCCGCGAGCTGCGCCAGGGTACGCGTGGGGTGGTCCAGCCGTCATGAAGACTCTAAAGATCGCCGACGAACTTGCGCTACCTCTCGACGTCGTCACCCAGACGATCGCCATCCTCGCGAAGCGTCGGGCGGGGAAGAGCTATACCATGCGACGGCTCGTCGAGCAGCTGTTCAAGGCCGGGCAGCAGGTGGTGCTGGTCGACCCGAAGGGCGACCAATGGGGCATCCGTTCGGCGGCCGACGGGAAGGGACCGGGCCTACCGATCGTGATCCTCGGCGGGGAGCGCGGCGACGTGCCGCTCGAGGTCGGCTCGGGGGAGGTCGTCGCCAAGCTGGTGGTCGAAGAGCGGGTGAGCGCACTGCTCGACCTGTCCCAGTTCCGGAAGCACGAGCTCGCGACCTTCATGACGGCATTCCTTGAGAACCTCTACCGCCTGAAGGCGCGCGAGCAGTATCGGACGCCGGTCATGCTGGTCATCGATGAGGCGGACGCGGTGGCGCCGCAGAAGGCGCCCAAGGGTCACGAGCGGATGCTCGGCGCCGCCGAAGACATCGTGCGCCGTGGCGGCCAGCGCGGTATCGGCTGCGTGCTGGTGACCCAGCGCTCGGCGGTGCTGAACAAGAACGTCCTCACTCAGGCCCAGATGCTGGTGGTGCTGCGCACCATCGCGCCGCAGGACCTGAAGGCGATGGAGGCGTGGGTCGAGGTGCACGGCGACGCCGCCCAAGGGCGGACGCTGATGGCGTCGCTGCCGGCGCTGCCGATCGGGGACGCGTGGTTCTGGTCGCCAGGATGGCCGACGGCCGAGGGCATCTTCACCCGAGCCCACGTGCTCCCGATTGAGACGTTCGACTCGGGCGCCTCACCGAAGCCTGGCGTCAGGCCAGTGGAACCGAAGCATCTAGCCGATGTCGACCTGCGGGCGCTCAAGGGCCAGATGGCGGCGACCATCGAGAAGGCGAAGGCCGACGACCCGCGCGAGCTCAGGAAGGCCATCGCCGAGAAAGACAAGCGCATCAAGGAGTTAGAGAAGGCCACTTCCGGTTTTTCCATTCAGAATGAGGCGGTAAAATTTTCACGTGGTGGTAGAGATTCGGCGCCGGAAATACGCGAGGTTCTGACCGACGCCGACCGCGAGCTACTACGCGCCGTCGCAGCGCGCCTCACCGCCATTCCAGAGGAGCTGCAGGTCTACCACACCCACTTCGCGCTCAGCGTCGCCGACGGCCTGGCCGCAGCGATTGACAAGGCCATGAAGCGGGCCGTGGAGAAGCAAGCGGCGGTGACCGACCGGGCGCGGGCCGAGTTCGCTGGCCTCATCGAGAAGAAGGGCCTAACGCGCATCCTAGAGAAGCTGGAGCGGGTGAGCGCGCCGCCGCTTACTGTCGGCCGGCCCCTAGTGTTCCACCCGACGACCCGCGCGACAACGATGGTCGTGACTTCACGAATTGCGCCGAAAAATGCGGATCGTCCACCGTCTGGACTCAACGGCCACCACGTCGCCCTGACCGGACCCGAGCAGCGCATCCTCGACGCCCTCGGCTGGTTGTCCGCGGTCGGAAACCCCGAGCCAGAGTTGGCTGCTGTGGCGTTTCTGGCCGGCTATACGGTCGACGGCGGCGCCTTCAACAACCCGCGCGGGAAGCTCCGGAGCGCCGGGCACGTTGAGTATCTCGCCGGCGGCCGGATCCGGTTGACCGACAGCGGCCGGGCGCTCGCTGCCGCACCGGACGTGCCGTTGACCAGCAATGAGTTGCAGCGCCGCGTGCTGGAGCGGCTGCCCGGCCCGGAACAGCGGTTGCTGGCGCCGCTGCTCGCCGCCTACCCAGAACCGATGACAAACGAGGCGCTGGCGCAGGCCGCTGGCTACACGGCTGGCGCCGGCGCGTTCAATAACCCTCGGGGACGGCTGCGGAGTCTGGGATTGGTGGAGTATCCCCAGCCTGGGCACGTCGTCGCGAAGCCGGTCCTGTTCCTGGAGGCATAGAAGCCATGCCCTATGTCGCTTCGGCCCATCCACGCTCCAAGAACCCCAGGCGATGTGTCTCGGCCACGACCTCCAGGCTGGGCACGTCGCCCTGGCGGAACACCTGGGACCAGAGCAGTTCACTGGCCACGAGGACTCGGAGTTCGTCGCCCAAGGGATGGACCCGCACCATCGCCCGGGCCGTTCGCGCGTCCTTCACGAGCGTCCACAGCGAGCGCTCGGGATACGTCGGCAAGACGACATCACGGCCCGGCGGTTCCCAGGGCATCGCGCCGGAGTGTAGCGCGTGACCCACCTCTCGCGGATGTGCGACACCTGTCGCAAAGTCCTGCACGTCAAGCGGTCTGGCGCGAAGGCCGAGTTGCGACGTTTCCAGCGGTCGGAGCGGAAGGAGGGCCCCAGGCCAGGACACCTGTCGGTCTACCGCTGCCCGGTGCTGGACGGCTGGCACGTGGGCCACGATCGCTACCGCCAGGCGACCGCTGGCCCAGCGACTCGGCCCGTCATCAGACCGTTCGTGGTGACGGTGGCGACGAGAGAGGCCGAGGAGCACGCGTTCGACTCGCAGCATGGCACCCGCGCCGAGGCACTGGCCCGTGCCGAGCACATGCGCGCTGGCGGCGCCGTGGAGGTCCGCGTCTTCAAGGAAGTCTGTCGGCTGAAGCCGACTCCACTGGCAGGAGCGTAGGATAAGCCCATGGCACGACAGCCGCGCCCGCGCAGTGCGTGTGCCATCCGCGCGTGCGTCGCCGACGTGGTCGTCACGCGCTGCCGCAGACCTGACTGTGGCGACAGGGCAGAGCATCCCGCCACCCCATGAAGCGATCTGCCCCAGTGAAGGCGTGCGGGGCGAAAACCCGCCACCTGAACCCAGACGGCAGCCCCAAGCGCTGCGAGAACGCCGGGAACGGCGCTGGCGGCCGCTGTCGCTTTCACGGCGGCCGAAGCCCAAGCGGCCCGGCCAACGGCCAGTGGAAAGACGGCCGGCGATCGAAGTTCATGCCGAAGGCGCTGGCCGACCGGTTCCTCGAGGGCATGCGCGACAAGCAACTCATGCAACTGCGCCAGGACGTCGCCCTCATCGAAGCGCTCCTGACGGGTCTGACGGGCACGCTGAAGAACCAGGGCGTGCCGAGCGAACAGATGGAGAGGCGCATCGCCAACCTAGTGGACCACCGCCGACGGCTCATCGAAGCCGAGACGCGGCGGCTTGACGCCCTTCAGCAATCCGTCACGCTCGCGCAGTTCTTGGCCACCATGCGAGTGGTCGCGGAGATCATCCGCGAGTTTGTCGAGGACGACACCCAGCGACGCCAGGTGCAGCAACGGCTCGAACAACTGCTGCTGGCGCAGGGACACATCGGGGACACCCTTGAGGCCGAGGTCGCGGAGCCCGGCGCCGCATGAGACACGGCCTGACGGCCCACGAGCGGGGCGTACGCGAGTTACTGTGGAGTCTCGTGCCGCCGTCCGAGGTCGCGCGCCAGGGCGACGAAGGCCCCCAGCTGCCGGCCATCACCGACGACGACGCCCTCGACAAGTTCCTCCGCGACTACTTCAACGTCGCCCTGCCGCACCGGCAGTGCTGCACGAACCACAGCACCCCGTGGGACGCGTTCCACGACGCCTACTTCGCCCGCCACCCGATCAGCGTGTGGAAGGCGTCGCGCGGCATGGGCGGCAAGTCCTTCACGCTCTCCGCGCTGGCGGTCACCGAGGCGCTGACGTTGCGCGCCGACGTCAACATCCTCGGCGGGTCGGGTGAGCAGTCGAAGCGCGTGCTCGAGTCCATCGGCAAACTGTGGGAGGCGCCGTCTGCGCCGCGGTCCGCCCTGATGAACGAGCCCGGCAGCCAGAAGCAGCGCCTCGTGTGGGGCAACCGCATCGTGGCGCTGATGGCCAGCCAGGCCAGCGTCAGAGGGCCTCACCCGCAGCGCTTACGTTTGGATGAAACCGATGAGATGAAGCTCTCGATCCTCGACTCGGCGCTCGGTCAGCCGATGTCGAAGGGCTGGATCCTGTCCCAGGTCGTGTTGTCGAGCACGCACCAGTATCCCGACGGCACGATGACCGAGATCCTGAAGCGCGCCGCGGCGAAGAACTATCCCGTGTATGAGTGGTGCTACAGAGAAAATCTCGAGCCGCACGGCTGGCTCTCGCTGGCCGAGGTCGAGCGCAAGCGCGCCATCCTGACCGCAGCCATGTGGGAGACCGAGATCGAGCTGCAGGAGCCCAGCAGCGAGGGGCGCGCCATGGACACCGACGCGGTGAAGGGGGCGTTCCGGTCGGACGTCGCGCTCGAGGCGCCGGTCGACGGCGCGGTCTACGGCACAGGGACCGACTGGGCGAAGAAGGTGAACCACACCGTCATCGTCACGATCCGGAAGGACGTCCGACCGATGCGCGTCGTGGCGGTGAAGCGCACGCAGCGCGAGCCGTGGCCGGCGATGGCGGGCTACCTCGACGCGCGCATTGCGGAGTATGGCGGGACGAGCACGCACGACAACACGGGCCTCGGCCAGGTCGTGCACGACATGCTGCGCCACGACTCGGAGCCGTTCAACATGGTCGGGCGCGACCGCGCCGACCTGCTGTCCGAGTACATCGCGGCGATCGAAAAGGGCGAGCTGGTCTGGCCCGAAGACGACAGCAACCCGGCGCTGGCGGCCGCGCGGAGCGAGCACATCTACGCCACGCGCGAGGACGTGTACCGGGGGTCGAAGGACGGGAGTAGTACCGCGCACCTCCCAGACACGATCTCCGCCGGTGCGCTCGCCTGGCGCGCGGCGAGTCAGAGTCTGGCGGCCAGCGCGGTCCGCGCTCCAGAGGCGGGCGCCTCGACCCACCTGCAGCGCCTGCAGACGATGCGCCGGCGCCTGCGCGGACAGCCCGACAGCCCTGAGCCTGAACCGGCGACGGCACCAGCGCCGGCGCCAACACGGGTCCAGGGCCTGACGCGTCGGAAGTGGTTCACGTCGTAGGCCAAAGGGACAGCCCCGCGAGCCCCCCCGTCCAACACCACAGCGTGGGCCTCCTCGATCGCTTTCTGGCACCCTGGCGCACGCCGCGCGCCGGGGCCGCCTTCCAGCCAGCAGAACCCCTGTTCGACCTTCCGCTCCGACGCGAGGTCGCGACCGAGGCCGCCGCCACGCGCCGGCTGGAGGAGGGCTACCAGCTCACCGGCACCTTCGGCGGCGACCCCGACGACGGGTTGTATCGACGCCTGACCACCGGCGTCAAGATGCACCACCGGGACCTGACGCCCCTGGCGCAGGAGCGCGCGATAGAGATCGCGTGGTTCCTCTACGAACAAAACCCGCTCGCCAAACGCTTGATCGGGCTGCTCGTCGACCTCGTTGTCGGCCAGGGCATCACCGTCGAGGCCGAAGACCCCCGGATTCAGGCCGTGATCGACAAGGCGTGGACCAGCCGTGTGAACCAGTTGCAGACCCGCGGCCGCGAGTTCTACACCGCCCTCGGGCTCACCGGGGAGCTGATTCTCCCCGTCGCGACGAACCCGATCACCGGCGGGCTCCAACTCGGCTACCTCGACCCCGTCCAGGTCGAAGCGATCGTGCCGTCGCCCGGCAATATCCTGGTGCCTGAGTTCGTGCGGCTGAAGCCCACTCATGCGAACGGGCAGCGCCAGGACCTCGCCATCATCCACGAGAACCCGGCCACCGGCCGGCTGGAAGGGGAATGCTTCTACCTCGGGATCAACAAGCTCCCGAACAGCCTGCGCGGCCGGCCCGATCTCTTGGCGTTTGCCGACTGGCTCGACATGTACGACTCGTTCATGATCGCGGAGGTCGAGCGCATCGGGCTGCAGTCGTCGTTCGTGTGGGACTACAAGATCGACGGGGCGTCCGCCCAGGACATCGCCTCGAAAGTAAAAGCGCTGCCAACCCCGCGCCCTGGGACCGTCTTTGGGCACAACGAGAAAGAGACGTTGGAGCCGCGCACGCCGGATCTGAAGGCGACCGATCGCTCCGCGGCGGCCCGGATGATCCTGACGCACATCATCGGCTCGTTCGGCTTCCCGCTGAGTTACTTCGGCTTCACCGATTCGAACCAGGCGACGATCGAAGGCCAGAACGACGTGATGCTGCGCACCCCGCAGTCGCGACAGATCGAGTATCGCGCCTTCCTCGAGACCATCGTGCGCTACGCCGTGGAGCAGGCGACCACGCGCAATCCCGCGCTCTTTCGCGAGGCCAATCTCGGGTTCAAGGTCCGCATGCCCGAGATTCAGGCGAAGGACGTGTCGCGCGTCGGCCAGGTCTTCGCGCAGGTGGTTTCGGCGTTCGACACGGCGATGGCCAACGGCACCGCCAGCAAGCAAGTGGCTGCCACCACCATCGTGGCGCTCCTGAAGCACCTGGGCGTCGAGACGAACGCCTCCACCATCCTAGCGGACGCCGAGAAGGACGCCGAGTCCCGCCAAGAGAAGGCCGACGACATCGCGGCAGGCGTGGCGGCGCTCCGCGCCAAGCGTGGCCCCACGAATCCGCCGGTGCCTGATCCTGAGGACGACCCGGACGGGATCGACGACGACGCGCGCGCGGCCGCGTGACGGACGATGGCGCTCGATCTGGCGCCGATCGCCGTCCGCTGGCCGGCGCTCATCGACCTCACCGAAGACGACGGTCCGGCACGTCGCGTGCGCCGGGCCGTGTCTGCCGCCACGGCGCTCGTGCGTGATTTCCGGCGACTCGAGGGCGAGACCGCCGCGGCCGTCTTGCTCCGCTTGCAGCGCCTCAAGCGGGATCTGCTGGCACTCCTCCCGGACCTCCTGAACGCGACGCCTGGCACGGCCGATCGGCTCCTTCGCGAGGTCGACCAGCGTATCGCCGAGGCCACGGTCGAGATTTTCGCCAGCACCGGACGGCCCTATGCCGCGGCCGCCCGATTGGGTGCGCAGGCGGCCGAGCAACCGGTGCGCGCGCTCCAACTCACGTTGCCCTCGCAATTCCGGGGGACGGACGATGTGCTCGTGCGAGCGGCCGAAGGCAACACCGAGGACCTGCTCTCGCCGCCCATGCGGCAGTTCGCCACCGACATTCGTCAGGGCATCCGGCGCGTGGCCACCGCCGGCGAGTCCAAGATGGCGGAGCTGCAGCGACTGCAGCGGCAGATCGCCGAGCAGGGGTTCGACCAGGCGGCGTACCGCGCGGAGCGGATCGTGCGCACCGAGCTCGGGCGCGTGTTCTCGGCCGCCACGTTCGAACGCATGGTCGGACTGGCCAAGGACTTCCCGTTCTTGAAGAAGGCGTGGAAGTCCACCAACGATCGCCGCACACGGCTCGGGCACCGCGAGGCGAGCCAGACGTACGCGCGCGGGAAGGGCATCCCGATCGCCGACCGGTTTCAGGTCTCCGTCTACGACGAGCGGGGGACGGCTGGGCCCAAGCGGATCGGCGTGGCGGCGCTCCGCTACCCGATCGACCCGCTCACGACCCCCGAAGGTCGACTGGCCGCCGCCTCGACCATCCTCTGTCGCTGTCACGCCGTGGTCGACGTGGACGTCGCTCGGTTCGCGGAGTTCTCACGGGCGCAGGTCGCCTTCGCGCTGGGGAAGCCCGTCCCGCCGTCGCCTCCGCCCGTGCTCCCTCCGGCGCCAGCGGCCCCCGCCGTGCCGGCCCCGCCCATCGCCTCCGCCAGACCGTCGCGTCGACGGTATCCACAGAGCCGCATCGTGCCGGTGCGCGATGCCGACAGTTCCGTGGCCCAGAAGCTGACGATCCCGGCGGGCAGGCGCTGGAACACCGCGAGGTCGGCGATGAACGCGGTGGACGCCGTGCATGGCGACGGCCCCCTGCGACCGCTCCCGCTGCGCTTCGTCAATCTAGGCCCACGGCATCTGGGCGGGTATGCCAAGGACGGCACGATGATGGTCCTGACGCCGCCCGGGCTCCGGACGCATCCGCACCTCACCTTCTGGCACGAGACGGGACATTGGCTCGACCACCTGGGCCTCGGCCGCAATGGCGTCATGGCCACGTCGGGCCGCGACCCAGCACTCGCCACGTGGCGTGATGCCATCGAGGCGAGCCAGGCCGTCCAGACCCTCCGGCGCTGGCACGACCAACCGACGGCGCGCCCCGTGGAGGTTGGGATCGACCACATCGACTATCTGCTCGAGGTGGAAGAGTTGTTCGCTCGGTCCTACGCGCAGTACATCGCGCTGCGATCGCAGCATCCAATCGGGGTGGTCGAGCTCGCCAAGAAGCTCCGCGACATCGACAACGGCTGGGACCCGTACCCGCGGCAGTGGGCGGCCGACGACTTCACCGCCATTGCCAACGCCCTCGACGCACTCTTCGTCGGCAAGGGCTGGCGATAGGCGTATACTGCGGCCATGACGCCGGCTGATCGTGCCGCCGAGCAGCGGGAGTACGTCCGCCGTGTCGAGGCGCTCGTCGCCCGCGGGGTCACGCGCGAGCGCGCCGAGCAGGTCGTGCGTCTTGAGCTGAGCTACGAAGGCGACCTTCTCACGCCGCCAGCCACGCCCTCGGCCGTGGCGTGAGGTCCCCGTGTAGGGACACCCCCCACGCACCGGCCGTCCAACCAATCGACTGGTGTGCACTGACACACCGCGACGTTGGTTCGAGGAGCCCAGACCCACATGGCCAAGAAGCCCGCCGAGAGCGAGAAGCCGCCTCGCGTCGACCCTGACGCACCTGAGGCCCCACCGATCGACCCCGGGGATATGACCGACGACGCACCGGTCGAGGACCTGATGCCGGAAGCGCTGGGGCTGCGGTCGGACACCAGTCTCAACTTGCTGCTCGACGCCTGCAAGCGCTTCAACGTCGATCCGCGCATGGACACACGGCCCCGAGAGCTCGACGCGTGGCGGTTCTACCCAGGCAGCCGCAAGGACGGGCGCCTCGACGCGGTCTCCCTGGTCACGGCCGGGGGCCTGAAGCTCACGATGTTCTCGGACGGGTCACTCGATGCCGACACCGAGGAACGCCTGCGCGCCCTCTTCCGGGCCTTCCGCACGAACCCGGTCACGAAGCAGATCGAATCCACGCCCCTCCCCGAGGATCAGGGCTTGCCTGAGGCTGCCGTCATCGGCGCCATCACGGCCACCAGCCATCGTCACGCCGGTGGGTACCTGCGCCGAGCGCGCGACACGGCCTAGGGTCCCACCTCGCACAGGAGCGCTGGAGCCGGATGACGCCATTGACCGAAGCCGAAGCCGAGCATGTGGGCGACGTGTTTGCCGCCCATGCGGACTTCGTCGCGACCGTGGCCCGTCGCCATAGCAGCGCGCCTGACGCGGTCCCCGACATCGTCCAAACGGTCGGCGTGCACGTGTGCCGGAGCCTCCGGGGATTCCGGGGCACCTCCGGGATCACCACGTGGCTGTACCGGATGACGGTGAACGCCGCCCGGGATCACTGGCGCGCGGAACGCCGACAAGAGCATGTGCACCGCGTGCTTCTGGAGCGCCGCCCAGGCGGGATTCGGCGCAGCGGGCCCTACCCGGACGCGGGGGAATTCCCCACGGATGTCCTCGTGGAAGCTCCCGACCAGGCGGCGCTCGCGACGCAACACGAGGAGGTCGTGCGCCAGGAGCGCGCCGTGGCGTTGCGCGGGCTGGTGGAGCGCCTCCGTCCGGCCCAGGCCGCCGTCATGAGGGACACCCTTGACGGGACGCCCGTCCAACGAACAAGGAAGAACACCCAGACCCGCGCCCGGCAACGGTTGCGCGATCTGGTGACGAGTGACCCCACCTTCGCGTGATCAGGCCACGATGCCGACAACGGTGGTACGGGTCGACCGCGATCGGTTCCTGGCGTTCCTCGACACGCTCCTCGCGCGTGATGACACGTTCGCCAAGCTGACGGTCTCGGTGCAGCGAGGGCGCATCGAGATGGTGCACGTCGACCGCTCGTATCGTCCAGACCAACTGCCAGTGATCGATCCCGCGGTGACCGCGGGCACAACCTAACGCACGACGCGCACAATCGCGCGGCGACGGCGACGGAGAAACCGGGCCGGCGCACTTCCCAGAGCGGGGAGTGCCCGGCCCATTTGCTTGTCAGGGGCGCATGCGCTTCACGCTCGGCCAGGTCATCCCGACGCTCGGCACCATCGTCGCCCTCGACGAGGCCGCCCAATCGGCGACCGTTCGCCAGGACACCGGGGAGTCGGCCGTGTCGTTCGTGCAGCTCGCCGAGGCGGTCGCCGCTGCGACGACACCGGCCGAACCACTACCCGCGCGCCCACGCAATCGCTCCATGGTCGAAGGGGCCGAGACGAGCCTCGACGATCGCATGAGCGCCGTCCGCAACGCGGTGCAGAAGGCGTACAGCGCCGGGCCCGGGGAGTACTGCTACGTCGAGGTCGTCTTCGACGACTACGTCATCGTCCGGAAGAGCGGCGCCTCCGGCAAGCGCGACAGCCTCTGGAAAGTCACCTACACCGCCGGCGACGACGGCACGGTCAGCCTGGGCGACACATCCACGCAGGTCAAGGTCGCCTATGTGCCGCTGAAGGAAGGCGAGGACGCCCACGGCCAGGTGTTCGGCCCGATCGAAGAGGCTGGCGCGACGACGCCCACCGGGAAGCGCTGGAACGTTCTTCTCATCCAGGAGGGCATGTCCTCCAACCGGAAGAACTACGGGCGGAAGGCGCTCCGGGAAGCGGTCGATCTCTACCGCGGCGCGCGCATGTATCTCGACCACGAGGAAAGCGCGCGGCGTTTTGGGCGCTCCGTCAAGGACATCGCCGGCTTCATCACCGACCCAAAGCCCGTGCTGCTCTCCACCGCACACGAGGCCGAGGATGCGACCGGCGCCGGGATGCGCTTCGGGATCGCGGGCACGGCCGTCGTGACAAAGCCCGAAGTGCGCGAAGCGCTGCTCGATGCCTGGCAGGAAGGCCAGGTCGATCTGTTCGGGCTGTCGCACGTCGCCGAAGGCGAGGCGACGGCCGTCATGGGCCCGTCCGGCCCATTTCATGACGTCACGCGCATCACGAAGGTGACCTCCGTGGATTTCGTCACGAACCCCGCTGCGGGAGGGCGGGTGCTTCGGTTGGTGGCCAGTGACTCCCCCCTGCACGAGGACCTGACCATGCTCCAGTCGTTGATCGAAGCCATCACGGCCAGCGGCCGCGCCGACCTGATTGCCAAACTCCAGGCGCTCGGCGCCACGCCCACGGCCGAGGCCGTGATCGCGATCCACGCCGAGGCGATCAAGGCCCCGCCAGTCGCCGCCGCACCCGCGCCTCAGCCGCCCGCCGGGGCGACGCAGGTCGGGCCGACGGTCACCCTCGAGGAGGCCGAGCTGCTGGAGATGCGCCGCGACGGCCTGACCCACTTCCTCGAGGCGGCGTTGGCGGGCTGCAGCCTGCCGGACGCCGTCAAGGGCCATCTCCGCAAGCGGTTCAGCAAGACGCTGCACGAGGCCAAAGCGCGGACCGGCCTCCCCTCGAAGGACGACATCACCGCGGCGATCGCCGAACAGGTCGAGGTCGTCGGCGCCCTCGTCGAGTCGAAGGTCATGCTGCCCGCGCCAGGCCTCTCACGCATCGAGATCACGAAGACGCGGCGCGACCAGTTGGTCGAGGCCTTCGACGCCTTCTTCGGCGTGAAGCAGGACGGCGGCGGCGTCAAGCTGCTCCCGAATCCGAAGCTCACCTCGTTCCGCGGGCTCTACGTCGACTTCACCGGGGACAGCCAAGTCACCGGGCAGCTCCGCGAGGCCACGCGGCTCACCGAAGCGCTCGACTCGACGTCGTTCGACCAGATCCTGGGCGACAGCATCACGCGCCGGATGGTGGCCGAGTATCAGCTGGCCAGCCAGGCGCAGTGGCGCGGCACCATCGCCGACGTCGTCCCGGTCAGCGACTTCCGGACTCAGCGCCGCATGCGGTTCGGCGGCTATCCCAATCTGGCGACCGTGGGCCAGGGGGCGCCGTACCCCTCGATGGCCAGCCCGTCGGACGAGGAAGCCACCTACGCGCCGGCCAAGCGCGGCGGCACCGAGCAGGTCACGATCGAGATGATCGCCAACGACGACGTCGGCGCCATCCGTCGGATCCCGCAGCGCCTCGCCCGCGCCGCCAGCCAGACGCTCTACGAGTTCGTGTTCGACTTCATGCGCACGAACGCCGTGGTCTACGACGCAGTGGCGCTGGCGGCCGCCGGGCACGGCAACAACATCTCGACGACCGCGCTGTCGTCGGCGGAGCTCATCACCCTGCGCACCCGCATCAAGACGCAGACCGACATGTCGAACGGCAAACGCCTCGGCTTGTCGGCGAAGTACCTCTGGGTGCCGACCGAACTCGAAGAGCTGGCCTTCCAGCTCACGATGTCGGCCAAGGCGCTGCCGGACAGCAACGTCCGCACGACGGCCGAGCCCGCCGCCGGGAACTTCGTCCAGAAGGTCGGCATCGAGGCCCGCGTTGTCGACTACTGGACCGACACGAACAACTACTGGCTGACGACCGACATCAGCCAGACACCGATGATCGAAATCGGGTTCTGGGGCGGCAAGGAAGAGCCCGAGCTCTTCGTGCAGGACCAGCCGAACGTCGGCTCGCTCTTCTCGAACGACCAGATCACCTACAAGCTCCGGCACGTCTACGGCGGCGCGGTGCTCGACTACCGCGGCTTCGCCGGCGGCATCGTCCCGTAAGGACCGAGCGCCGAGGTCATTGGGCTGAACGGGAGCCGCGCGCGACGGCTCCCGGCCCCCACAGTTCCGCAGCGCGCATCTCACGAGGGACACGATGGCGAGACCAAGCTACTCGACGGGCGTCAAGGGCGGCGCGACGGTCAAGACGCTCAACGTCAGCATGCTGTGCGGGGCGGCGCTGGCCGCCTTCACCGCGTCGACCAACAAGCTGCGCATGCCCGAGCGCGGCAAGATCGTCGGCATCACGTTGAACGTGGGCCAGCGCGGCGGCACGCACGCGACGAGCACGGTACAGGTGCAGAACGGCGCCACGTCGCTGCTCGCCGCGGCCTTCGACGTGGCCGCGCTCACGCCCGGTACGCCGGTCGACAAGGAAGATGTCGCCCTCGCGGCCGCCGCCGACAGCGTGGCGAAGGATGCCGAACTCCGCGTGATCGTCGCGGTCACGGGTGGCACCTCGCCGACCTGGGCCGACGTCACGGTGCAGATCGACTACGTCCCGCTGGGCGACTAGGACGGACCGCGGCGATGTGGCAGGCGATCGACGCGTCGACGACGGGCGCGTATCTCTCGGGCGGCCCGGCTGGCCTCGTCAAGGGGCTGGCCGGCGCGCGCCTCGCCGCGGCGGCGGCGAATGCGACAGCCGTCATCCGCGAGACTAACGGCTCGGGGCGCATCCTGGCCTCGCTCGCCGCGGCCGCGAACACCGCCGACGAGTTCATGCCGGCCTGCCCTGTGGCCTACGCCGGCAACGTGCACGTGACCATCGCCGGAGCCGGCGCCCAGCTCACCCTGCTCACGTAGGGGCGGCGCCCACGTCGCCATGATCAGCCGCAGCAGCGTCCGAACGGCCGCCAAGGCCCTCGCACAAGATGCCGGGCCCGGCACGAGCGCGACGGGAGTCCAGCTGCTCCTGCGCGATCCGGGCGACTACAACCTCTGCCTGCTCCAGGCGCTGAAGATCTTCACCCGCGACAAGCCGCACCTCCGGATCGTGGACCACGCGATCACGGTCGCGGGCTTTCGGTTCGCCCTGGCCGGGAGTGGGGCACTCTCGAGTCTCGCGGGGCTCGATGCCTTCGTCCTCGGGGCGAGTCAGTTACAGGCCGTCTACTTGCCCTGGGACGTCACGAGCCAAGACCAGCGCCCCCTCGATGAGAACGTCTGGCGAGTGGTGCTCGACCCCGGGCAGACGGCGGTGCTCGAGCTCCTGGATCGCTCGGCCTCTGTCAGCCAGATCCTGCGCCTCATCTTCTCCACGCCGCATCAACTGACCGAGGCACCGAACACCGTCGTCGCCCCGTCGGTGGCAGCCACATCAGCGATCGCGGCCAACGGCGCCGGGAACGTCACGGCCGGGACACATAGCTGGGTCTACACGTGGGTCACCGCGCAGGGCGAGACGCCCCCCGCCCCCGCCTCGAACGTCGTCGACGTGACGGCGCCAGGCACGCAGGGGCAGGTCACCGTGACCGTCCAGGCCAGCGGTGACCCCGGCGTGACGCATGTCCGCCTGTACCGCACGGTGGCGGGGAACACCGGTGCCCACAAGCGAGTGCTCGAACAGGAGGTCGGCGCGCCGGCCGCCTACGGGATCGCGCTCACCGATAACGTCGGCGACGGCGGCCTCGGGGGGGATGCTCCCAGCACGAACACCGCGGGCGGGCAGAACACCGTCTATGACGCCGACGAGGAAGCGCTCTCCCTCCTCGCGGCCAGCCTCATCCTCGAGGTGGCGGCGGTGAAGGCCGCGCAGAACACCGGAAACTCAGGGCTCCCAACCGACATCGTCGATCGCCGGACGCAGTCCGACATCTATCGATCGCGATCGAAGGAACTCCGCGAGTTCTACAACGGCATCGTCGGGTTGGGATCGTCGGACAACGTCCCTCCCGCCAGTGCGTTCCGGGACCTCGACCTGCCCGACCGCTACGGCTACGGACGCCTCTGGCATTCCGCGGGGGTGCGGTAGTGGCGAACCTCGTCGAACGCGGAGGTGGCGGCATCGGCGTGGCGGGCGCGAGCCGCGCCAGCGAGTACGGCATCGCGGTCCTCCTGCCCGCCATCCCCTTGATGGTGCCGCTCGAGGCGCGGCGCGCCATCAACGAGCTCGCCGTCAACACGATGCGGCTGGCCCTGCAGACTGTGGCGGGCTACATCAGCGGCGAAGCGCCCGTGGACAGCGGCGCGCTCGGGCAGTCGTTTGGCGCGGATCCCGCGTCGACCACCGGGGGCCTCGAACTGCTCGGCGCCGACATGGCGGCCGGGGTCACCGGGCGCGTGTTTTCGAGTCTGCCCTACGCCCTGGTGATGGCGGAGGGCCGGCGTCCCGGCGCGCGTATCAGTCGCGAGGGGATCGACGCGATTGGCCTGTGGGCACAGCGCAAGCTGGGCCTGTCGTCCGATGAGGCCGCGTCGGCCAAATGGGCGATCGCCACCCATATCGTCGCGCAGGGTCTCCCCGGTACCGACTACTTCGGGATCGGCGTCAAGCGGGCGCAGCCCACGGTCGACGCGCTCTTCGCGGCGCTCAGTACCGAGATCGCGCAGCAACTCACCTCGACGCGGGCGGACAGCTGACCATGGCGGTCCTGACCCCCGCGGCGTGTGTCACGGCGATCGCGGCCCTCATTGCCACGGTGCCGAAGTCCGGCCGCGTGCACACGCAACGCCGCATCGTGCGCGACGAAGTCTCCCTGAAGACTCATCTCTGGGATGAGGCCGAACAGCGGATCTGCGCCTGGATGATCAGCCCGTCGCCCTCGACCACCACGGTGACCGATCGCAACCCCGGGCACTACGGCAAGGGTGTCAAGGGCGGCGGGAACGTGATGACGACGTTCCAGTTCCAAATCGAGGGGATGTTCGGGTTGGATGACGCGAAGCTCAGCGAGTCGACCTGGCGCGATCTCGCTTGGGCCGTGGCGGACGAGTTCAACGCCTACGGACAACTCGACATCGTGGGGATCGTGCATCAGCTCCCGTGTGACATCGAGCAGTTCGGCTACATCGCCTTCGCGGGATCGCCGCTGTTGCACTACGCCCGCCTTTCGGTGGGCTTCCAGGGCCGGACGCGTCCGGCGCCGTAATCACGACGAACAGAGGACCGACGACCATGTTCACACTCAGCCGCATCTCGACCACGCCCGCCAGCCCCATGCGCTGCATCGTCGCGCAGCCCACCGATGAGGACGCCGGTCTCAACAGCGGCGGCTCGTTCTACTTCCAGCCGGCGCCGACGCCTGGTGTGCCTCTCGCGCCCGACCGCAGCGACGGCGACCACCAAGCCGGGATGTCGGAGTTCGCCGCGCGGGCCATCATGAGCGACCCGGGCTTGGCGACGCACTTCACATGCGACCCGCCGCTGCCGCCGCTCACGCCCGCGCCGCCGGCGGACCCCACGCCCGTCGCGCCTGCGACCGAGCCTGCCTCAATGAGACGCAGAACGCCCGCGCCACCGGCGGACCCCGCCGCCTGAGCGGCGGCACGATTCGTGACCACTGAGAACGCGAGGACATCATGACGATAGAGGTTGGCGCACTCGAACAGTCCTACTGGAAGGTGGAAAGCGCGTATGCCGCGAGCGCCGCGACCGGCGGAGAAGCGCTCTCGGCGACCGACGCAATTCGCCACGAGGAGCTCTCGCTCTCCAGCAAGAAGAATCGCGAGCCCTCCAACCAGAAGAGCGGGACGCCGGACGTCGTCAACTCGCTGCCACGCAAGCAGACGTCGAGCTGGAATCTGTCGCGCATCCTCTGGGAGCCGAGCGGCACGATCGGCACACCAGGCAACCAAGCGAAGTTCCTGAAGGCCGGCTTCGGCGCGCAGACCTCGCCGAACCTCGTGACGACGATCGCGTCCGGTGCCTCGGCCACGGGCGCCACGCTCACCAGCGGGACCGGGTTGGCTGTCGGCGATCTGGTGATCGTCACGGTCGGCACCGTACGTGAGATCACGCGCCTCAAGACGGTGGCTGGCGCCGCCGTCACCTGGGACACGCTCTCGGGCACGCCCAGCGTGAGCGCGGCGGTTGTCTCAGGAGTGAACTTCAAACTGGCCAGCAGCCTGACCGAGTCGCTGAGTGGGTACAAGTACTACCTCGCAGGCGGCTTCAAGCAAGCCGTGTTCGGCGCAACCGTCGACCAGTTTCAGTTCCAGATCGATGACAAGGAAGTGGTCCTGCAGTTCCAGGGACCGGCCGGACGCTATGCGGACAGCAGCCCTGGCGGCGGCACCGTGCAGGCCAAACCTGGGGCCCACACGACGGTCGGGTCGCCAGCCAGCGGCCTGGCCGGGAGCATCTACGTCGACGGATCCGCGTTCCAGATCATCTCGCTGACGGCCTCGGTCGGCAACGCGACCGAACTGCGGAACAAGGAAGCGTTCCAGCCGTGGGCGACGGGCATCGCCGGTCGGTCGGCGCGGCGCGACATCAAGTTGAGCATCACCGCCTACCTCGAGGACCTGTTGCTACTCGGCAAGGCCAACAGCGTCGTCAAGGCGGCGGTCCGCTGCCTCGTCGGCGACACCAACGGCAGCATGGTCGGACTCGTGGCACCGAGCGTCGAGTTCGAGATTCCCGAGGTGTCGAACGAGTACGGCCCGAAGCTCATCACCGTCGACGGCATGGCGTACGCCACCAACGGCAACGACCAGCTGTTCGCCTGCGAGGCCTGATCCCCTCACGGTCCGCGGACGTCGCGCCGGGTGACGTCCGCGGGCTCCGTCTCAATTCACCCCGGCCCATGGAGGGGGAACCCCGGAATGGCCTTGCATCTCAGTTACGCGCGCGACACCTATCGACCGCCGTCAGCCGTGGTGCCGAACAACGACACGGCGAGTACGCCTGTCGAGTTCGATCTGGCACCCGCCGAGGGCCCCGACCTCGCGCGCCTGAAGTCCATCATCGTGTCCACCGGCGGCCTCGTGGGCGACGTCGTCTGGACCAAGGAGGTCCAGGACCTGGTCGTCGCCGCGTTCCATCATGGGGCGCCCGCCTTCGTCCAGACCGTGACGGCGGTGCGCGGCTTGACCGTGCCGGCGGCGATGGCCGTCCGCGTGGGGCTGCTCGCCGAGCTGCCGGTGCACGTCCCGGCGGGCGCTTCCGCGCCGGTGCCGAACCCCGAGGCCCCGGTACCCATCCCCAGCGGCCGCGCCTTCGCCGCGATCTGCGGCTTCGTGCCGTTGCTCGCGATGCACATCGCCAACGAGATCCTCAAGCTCACCACCCGATCGGGGATCGACCTCCGTTTTTTCGAGCCGCCTTCTGGTTCTGGTGGTCAGGAGACTCCCGGCACGACGCCTGGCGGTGCGCCACCTGCCCCACCAGTACCCGACGCGCCCGCAACTGCGGGCAGCACACCGACGACGGATCGCTCCCGCCGTGGCACATCCCGCCGCAGCCGATCGCACTGAAGCGCGTCGCCGCGGGCGGCCGCGTCGTCACAACCGAGGAGCCCCTCGGTGGCGTCTTCGCGCCCGTGCCTGGCGCGGGGCAGAAGCCGGCGTACGCGTATGGCCCACCGTGGGCGACCGCGCAGGACGTGCTCTTCCAGTGCCCCGTGTCGGCGATCCCGGATGTGGCGTGGGACCTCCTCGAGAGTTGGCGCCAATGCCGCCTGATGGGATGTCTCCCGGTCGCTGGGGGCTGGGTGGACCAGCCGCTGCTCGTGCGCCGCGCGTTCCCGGTCTTCGAGGACGAGATGCGCGCGTGGGAGCGCCGGCAAGGGGCCGAGGGATCGGCCGCCGGGATGGCGCTGGCGCTGAAGGGCCTGACGGCAGGACGGCGGTGATCCGATGGCGCTGACCCGCGCCGAGATCGAGCTGCTCATCAAGGCCCGCAGCGAGGCGGACGGAGCCTTTCAGAAGCTATCCGGCCAGATCAAGCAGGTCACCGGCGACGCTGGGACCGCGAGCCAGGGGATGGAGTCCCTGGGCGGAAAGACGCGCATCACCGGGACCGCGGCGATTGCGACCGGTGTCGCCTTCGGCCAGCTCGCCGATCGCCTCGGCCGCGGGCTCGTGAGCGCGTTCCAGAGCACCATCCAAGCGGCAAACCAACTCGACGCGGGCCTGATCGGGCTCCGGTCCGTCGCGACGGCGTTCCAGCAGGACGCCGGCGCTGCCGAGCAGGCCGCCAAGCGTCTCGCCTCGGATGGCCTGCTCTCCGTGGGCGAAGCCGCGACGTCGCTGAAGAACCTCCTCGCGGCGGGCTTCGGGCTCCCCGAGGCCGTGAAGCTGGTCGAGCGGTTCAAGGACTCGGCCGCGTTTGGCCGTCAGGCCGCGCTCGGCTTCGGCCAAGCGGTGAGCAGTGCCACGGAAGGCATCAAGAACGGGAATAGCATCCTGGTCGACAACGCGGGCGTGACGAAGAATCTGAGCCAGATTCTCGTCGAGGCGGGGTTCGCGGCGTCGGATCTCTCGAAGGCGTCGTCTGACGCCAACATCCGGATGGCCCTGTTCAACGGGATCGTGAAGGAGACGAACCCGCAGCTCGGCGACGCGGCGCGCTTCCTCGAGACCGCGGCCGGCAAGCAGGCGCAGTTCTCCGCGCAGGTCGAGATCGCCCAACAGAAGATCGGGAAGGCGCTACAGCCGGCCCTGGCCGCGACGCTCGGGACGCTCACGCCCTTCATCGCAGCCGCCGGCGAATCGGCCAACGTCCTGGTGCCCCTCGCGGCCGCGGTCGGCGCCGTGGTCACGCCGCTGGTGGCGATGCGCGCCGCCGCCGCGCTCGGCATTCCGTCGATCGGTGGGCTCGGATCGTCGATGGCGTCGACCCTCGCCATTTTCAAAGGCGTCTCGACGCTGGCGGATGCGAGGGCCGGCATTCAGCTCGTCGGGGAGCAAGCCGGGCTGACGTTCGGGAAGCTGGGCAAGCTGGGTAGCGCGTTTGCCGTCGTGAGCGCGGCGGCCGCTGGCTGGAGCCTGGGCCGGGCGATCTCCGAGGCGTTCGCCCTCGACGAGCAGATCCGCAAGTTGACGGTGTCCCTGGGGCTCTACGCCGATCTGTCCGAGCAAACCGCGCTTGCGAAGCAAGATGTGCTGAACCGGGCGTTCGCGTCGGGCGCGCCGAAGGTGCTCTCGTATGCGGGCGCGATCGAGTTCAACAACCGCGTCCTGGTCGCCAACACGGCCGTCACAAACGACAGCACCGGGGCGCTGCGCCGGAAGCTCGAGGCGCAGCTTGCCGTCGGGCAAATCACCCGGGATCAGTTCAACGAGCAGATCAAGGCTGTCGAAGTCGAGGAGCGCCACCAGGCGGCCATCCGCAACACGGCCGGCCTCCGCGAGGCGCTGTCGGGCGCGGAGAAGAAGTACCGCGACGAGATCAAGAACACGGGCCTCACCGTCGGGCAGTTGCAGCAGGCCATCAAGCAGAACGGCGACGCGTTCGATGCCTGGGCCAAGCAGGTGGGCCTCTCCGAGACGACGGTGGATCGGCTGAAGTCCGGGCTCAAGGACCAGACGAAAGCGCTGAAGGACCAGGACAAGGCCGCGCGGGAGGCCGCCGAGGCGCACAAGAAGTACGCCGAGGAGCTCGAGAAGGCGGGCATCACCACCAACGCCCTGGTCAACGAGGAACTCCGGAAGCTTGAAAAGACGTTGCAGACGGCGGCGGGTATTTCGACACCCGCCCTGGCCACCGCGGTGAAGGCCCTGTACGAGCAGTTCCAGCAGCTCGAGCAGCGCGCCAAGGCGAGCGGCCTCGCCATCGACGGGATCAAGCTGTCCTTCGACTCCGCGGCGAAAAGCGCCGGGTTGATCACGGACGGTGTGCGCCACTTCCAGCAGTTCATCCCCGCGCAGGCGGCGGTGACCGAGGCCAACCGCGTCAACACCGATGAAGTGCGGAAGGCCATCAAGGCACAAGAGGACCTGCAGAAGGCGTACGCTGAGTTCGGACTGAAGACCCCGCAGCAGCTCCGCGATGTCGCCGCGGAGTCGGCGCGCAACTACGAGATCCTCCGCGGCTCCGGGACGGCGACGACGGCCCAATTGAAGACCGCGTACGCGCAGATGATCGAGGATCAACGCGCGGCGACCGGTCGCCTCCCGAGCGTCTGGCAGACCGAGGTCTTCCCGGCGATCACGCGCACGGTGGAGCAGCTCAACACCGCCGTGCAGGGCACCTTCGCGCAGATGCTCCTTGGCGCGAAAGGATTCAAGGACGGCTTTGTCGACATCTGGGACTCGATCAAGGCGAGCGTCACGAAGATCCTCGCGGACCTGCTCGGCACGTTCGTCAACTCGTTCCTCAAGGGCGTCGTCGGTGCCCTCAGTGGTCAGCAAGGGGCGTTCTCGTCGGCCTTTTCCGGCTTTTTGGGCGGCGGCGCACGGACGCCTGGCTTCGCGGGAGGCGCCGGGCTCTTCGGCGGCTTCTTGGGCGGAGGGGCGCCGCTCAATAGCCCCGCCATTGCCCAGGCGGGCCTTGGCCTGCCGGCGGGTGGCGCCGGCATCAGCGCCGGGCTCGCGGGGCTGTTGGGGGGCGTGGGCGCCGGCGCCGGCGGGCTCGGCCTCGGGTTGCTCTTCCAGAACCTCTTTGGTGGCGCGGGCCTAAAGTCCGGGCTCTTCGGGGCGGGCAGCGGGGCGGCCACGGGCGCCCTGATCGGCAGCATCGTGCCGGGTCTGGGGACGGGGATCGGCGCGTTGATTGGCGGCGCCTCTGGGCTCTTCGGGGGGCTTTTCGGGAAGTCGCAGGGGCAGAAGACCAACGACGTTCGCGATCAGTTCTTCTCCTTGTTTGGCAGCGGCGGCACGGGCGAGGGCAGCGGGTTCCTGACCGTCGCGGCCCAGCTCGCGAAGCTCTCCGGCGCCGAAGGCGGCGGGTTCGGCGGCGGCCAACTCTTCAAGGACCTCGTCAGCGCAAAGACCCTGAAGGACCTCGAAGCGGCGATCGCCGCCGTGGTCGCCGGCCTGGAAAAGGCGAAGTTCGCAACCGAAGCGCTCGCAGACGCCAGCGATGAGGGACTGTCAGACGCGGCGGACTCCGCCGCCGACCTCGCGAAGGGGGTGGAGGGGACGGCGGATGAAAGCGACGGCGTCGCCACGCTGTCGCGCGGCTTCTACAACTTGCGGGGCGATGTCGAACGCGCGCGTGACGCCGTGGATGATCTGCGCGAGGCGCTCCGCGATCTCCCAGGCGTGCCGACCGGCACGCGTAATAGCGAGATCCCGATTGTGGAAGGCGGCGCCGCGGAGGGCGTCTACGCCAACCGACCGGGCTTGGTGCTCTTCGGCGAAGCCGGGGAGGCCGAGGTCGGCGGGCCGAAGAGCTTCTTCAAGGATGTCCTGGCGAGCCTGGGCGTCGGCACGGGCGCCAGCGGACCAGGCGGGGGCGGTGTGACGGTCGTCCCGGTCGTGCTCTTCGCCCAAGGGGCCGGCGGGTTCGACTACGGCGCCATCAATCAGCACCTCGCGTCGTCGGCCGGCATCAGCGGCAACGCGTTCGGGTTGCGGGAGCTCATCGAAGGCCTCGCGCGCAACGTGTTCCGGCAGGAGATGACCAAGCGTGGCTAGCCCCTCCGCGTACGCACGAGCGGGAGACGACGTCGCGCCGAACGCGACCTGGACGGTGACGTCCGGCGCGGCGGCGACCGGCTACCCCGCGTCGAATGTGGGGAATCGCAACCCCGCGAAGCCGTTCAAGGCGACCGGCACGTCCGCCACGATTCGCGCCACCTTCGGCGCGAGTCAAGTCCTGGTTGGTGTCGCGATCATCAACCACAACCTCGCTGGGGCCACGAGCGTGTCGATCACGAGCGGCAGCGGGCTCAGCCAGACCATTCCCATCGCCGCGAACTCTGGCGGACAGCGCACGGATGCGATCCTCGACTTCTCGGCGGCGTCGAGTGGCCAGCGCACCTCGACCACCTTCGACATCGTGGTCAGCGGCGGCGCGCTCGGCAACGTGGCGATCGGCGAAGTGCTCCTCCTGACGGCGATCCGTGACCTCAACTGGCTATGGGGCCTCACGGTGAAGCCCGAGTATCTCGTGAAGACGGCGGGCAAGACCTTCGGTGCCTCCCCCCTCAAGTACCCGAAGCGCATCCGCATCCGTCGCGTCTCAGCCGTCATCGACGCCCAAACAGAGGAGGCCGGTCAACGCATCCATTTCGAGGAGGCGCAGGGCGAGACGTTCCCCTGGCTGCTCTGGTACGACGTCGCCGTGAACGACGCCATGTACGTGCAGTTCGTGCCGGGGTCCTTCTCGTGGTCGCCCCAGTCACTCGGATTCACCCAGATCCCGATCGAGGCCGAAGAACTGAGTTCTGGTCCTCCACTCTTCCCGTAGGAGCGCGCCGCATGGCTCTCGACTTCTTCACTGGGTTCGACCACTACGCGACCGCGGATCTCACGACCGGGATCACCTCGCGATTCACCACAGTGCAGAACGCCACGATTCAGACCAGTGTGTTCCGCAATGGAAGCCGGGGCCTCTCGCTCGATGTGGGGGCGACATCCTACGTCAAGAAAACTGGGCTCAGCAACGCAGCAACGCGTATCCTCGGGTTCGGGTTTCGGTCGACGAACGTACTGGGGTCGGCGGGTCGGATCATCGCGGCCCTGTCGGACGGCGATCCCTCGACGGCGGGCAACGTCAACATCGGCCTCGCCATTGACTCGTCCGCGAAACTGGAGGTCTACAACGGGCGCGCGCTGAACAGTAACAGCGGTGGCACGAAGCTCGGGAGCTCGTCGACGAACACGCTGAGCTCGAACACGTGGTACTTCATCGAGATCGTCGTCACAGTCCACAACTCCACCGGCACCGTCGAAGTCTACGTCAACGGGTCAAAGACGAACTGGATCGACCTCACCGGGCAGGACACCCAGGGCGGCGCGAACGCCTATTCCAATGCGTTCGGATTCGGCGGGATGACGACGGGCACGAACACCGACGTCTTCGACGACCTCTACTGCGTGAGCGGGTCTGGCGGCACCGTGACGACGCGGCTCGGCGATGTCAAAGCGGTGGCCGTCGTGGCCTCATCCGGGGATGGCGCGCTGGGCCAGTTCACCCCGTCCACGGGCACGGACAACGGCGCGATGGTCGATGACGCCACGCCCAACGGCGACACGGACTATAACGAGTCCACCTCGGTCGGGAACATCGACACCTACGCCTTCGCGGCGCTGGGGTCGGTGGGGACGATCTATGGACTGAATCTCCACAATTACGTCAAGAAGACCGACGCGACGGGATGCGACGCCACGGGTGTCGTGCGCATCGGGTCGACCAACTATCTGGGGACGCAGCGGGCACTCGGCACCAGCTACGGGTACATCACCGACCTCATGGAACTGTCTCCAGCCACGTCGGCAGCCTGGGTACCCTCAGAGGTCGACGGCGCTGAATTCGGCGTAAAGCACGCGGCCTAGCCGATGGCGAATCCGCGCGTCTCACAGACCGCGATCGAGGTCCTCGCCGACGCCTCGTCCAAAGTCCGCGTCTCGCAGAGCGTCATTGAGGTGCTCGCCGGCCCAGTCACGCCGATGCGTGTGTCGCAGTCAGCGATCGAAGTCCTCGTCCCGAACTACCAGACGGGCGGTGGAGGCACGAGCGGCACCAACCCGACCGCGGCATCCCTGGTCACGACGACCCCACAGGCGTTCGGCGTACTCGACGAAGTCGACGACGGCACGATCGTCGAGGCGTTCGGCGAAGTCGAGGGCGGCCCGTTCGCGGATCCGTCCACGTACTTCGGCGGGTTCAAGGAGCGCCGTATCCTCTCGTTCGGCGCGATCACGCGCAAGGCCACGACGCCCGGCGGGGGGATTCAGGGCGCGTCGCGGCAGGTCGTCTTCGACGACACCGACCGCTACTTCCGCGCCTCGTGGGGCACCACGCAGCGCCGAGGGCGGAAGTGGTCCGACTATCTGGTCGACCACGTCGACCGCCTGAATGCGGTCCAACCGTACCGCGTGGGTGCCGGCTTGGTGACCGACTACGCGCCCTTGGGCGACTTTCAGTACGGGCTGACGGTCGAGGGCATGTTGAGTCGGCACATCAGCCGTCTGCAATCAGAAGTAAAAGTGCCGCCCAACCGACTCACGGCCACAGAACTGCCGTTCATGGACGCGCGGTATCGAGACGGCTGGTCGCCACCGATCGGCTATGGACTCCTCGAGGACGAAAGCGCGACGGCTCCACAGGGCGTCGTGCCCGGGATCTTCGTCGGGACCACGAACCTGCAGGACATCTTTGGCGGCGGCGCGTTCAACGTCGTCGTCGACTGGTTCATCTTCTTCGGTCATGCGGTCCAGGACACGCTCAACCTCTACGTCACCCCGGCGGCGTGGACCTCGAGCACGGCGTACCTGGTGGGCGATCGGATCCGGCCGAACCTGGCGAGCAACGGCTACCTCTACCAGTGTGTGACCGCCGGGACATCCGGGGGGAGCGCGCCCACGTTCTCGACCACCATCGGGGCCACCTTCGGGGACGGCTCGGTCACCTGGAAGAACATCGGCGTGGACGACCCCACGCTGCGTTACGTCGTCCCGTCGAGTGCGTTTGGCCAGATCCTGATCGACCCGCACAAGCCGGGCTGGTCGACCGCAACGGGGACGACCGCGAAGTACGTCGACTACAACGGCTACCGCTACCACGCCGTCGCCGTGCTGAATAGCCACCGCTTCGCCAAGGCGCTTCGAGAGGGGCGTATGACGATGTCCGGGAACTTCCGGGGGATCGAGGATGTCGGGAACGCCACGGGTGCCCTGATCGACGCGCCCTCGCGGATCGTGCAGCACTTCTGGACGAACTTCGTCGAGAACACCTACAAGACCGGCGCCTGGTTTGGTGTGCCGACCTTTGGAGCGTACTCGCTCTTCGACACGACCACGATCGAGGCGGTGAAAACCTACACGGATACGCTGGTCTCCGGGGGGGCGGTCAAGGCCGCGCACCTGATTGGTCAGAATGGCCAGCAGATGACACTCTTCGAAGCGGTCAAGCAGATGGCGTCGTCGTGGGACCTGAAACTCGCGGAGAACCGCCACGGGCAGATCATCCTCACGATCGACAACCCCGCCGCGGCCGCGGCGGTGACCCTCACGGACCAACACGACGCGTTGAGTATCACGAGCACGCTCCAGCGGTCTGGGTATGCCAACGTGGTCCGCTACCGCTACGGCTACCGCTACGTGCCGCCGGTGGCGACGCAGCTCGAGGGGGAGCAGGGGCAGCCGATGCCGGCGAAGTCCGTACACGAGCACGCCGACTGGGTGTCAGGTCTTCAGACCGTCAAGAACACGACGGCGATCACCCAGAACAACGGCCGCGAAGAGTACCTCGACCTCGACCTGTATGGGGTGCGGGACCAAGCCACGGCGGATGTGCTCGCCGCGCGCGTGTTGGCACGGGCGGTGGGCCCGTCGTCGGTCCTCGAGGGGCCCGTCGGCGTCCGCATCTCAACGGGCCTCCAGGGCCTCCAGCAGGGCAGTACGCAGATCGACATCGGCACCGTGATTGGGCTGGACCACGTCGAGGGCCTCGGCGCCACAGGCTACGTCGGCGCCAAGGTCATCGTCGACCAGGTAGATGTCGACCTGGATGGTCTCACGGTGACCCTGAGCGGCCTCCTCCAGGCGTAGGGCGCCTGGGGGACAGGCCGTCAAAGGCCCCCGTCTAATCCAGCAGGACCCGCGGGCACCTGGGATTGGTCCGCCACCGCCCCGTCGGCGTGCCCCCAGACCGAGGAGCCCACAGTGAGCGACGGCCACGTGCAAGAGGGGGAGTTCGTTCGCGCGATCGATGCCTTGACGGCGCAAATGGCGGACGTCAAGGCGATTTCGCGCGAGACGCTCACCGAGGCCAAGAAGACCAATGGCCGCGTGAACACCCTCGAGGTCGCCAGGGCCATCATCGATTCCAAGATCAAGGCGCTGGAAGACCGCCCAGAGCCGGTGACGAAGCGGGACCTATGGCAGATTGGCGTGGTCCTCGGGATCGTCTTCGGGGCCATCCGGTGGCTGCCGGTCCTGGTGACGATTGGCGGAGGCGCCCCGTGACGCCCGCGCACTACATCGTGGGAATGGTCCTCCCGTTGGCGTTTGCGCTGCTCCCGCCCCAGATGGACTCGCCTTCGGCGCGCGCGATGGTGATCGCGGTGGGCCTGCAGGAGTCTCGGTTCCAACATCGGCGGCAGGTGAATGGCCCCGCGCGATCGTATTTCCAGTTCGAACGGGCGGGCGTGTCAGGGGTGCTGCGGCACGATGCCAGCCGCCGCGCGGCGTCCGACGTGCTCGTGACGATGGGCTACCGACCGGACTCGATGACCGTCTACGACGCCATCGAGCACAACGACATTTTGGCGTGCTGCTTCGCTCGGCTGCTGCTGTGGACGCATCCCGAGCGGTTACCAGGAAAGACCGAGGCCAATCTCGGCTGGCGGGTCTACGCGGAGACGTGGCGGCCAGGCCGACCGCATCCAGCCACGTGGCCGGACTGCTTTGCGGCGGGGTGGGGCGGCGGGTGGCCGGGGACGGTCCAGGCATGAGGTAACGAGGTTGACGTGCGGGCTGGGTGCTCGCTGGGGTGGCCACCCTGGCGCGTGCGACGAGCGGTGAGCCTCACCGCGCCTACACGACACACGAGGCGACAGGCGAGAGGCGGCCTGATGCTCCCGGCGCGATAACCGGGTGGTCAGGCCGCCTTTTCGTTTGCTCGCCTCGGGACTGTTCAGAGGGGCCGATGGGGACGCAGACGAACGTCAGCTTCAGAACCTGGGACGGCGTGCACTACCTGTGTGCCGAGCCCGAGGGATTGGTCATCGCGAACCGCACGGCCGTGGGACCGTGGGAAGAGTGGACCGTTGAACACTATCCGGGCGGGGACGTAGCCCTAAAGAGCGCCCACGGCCGGTACCTCTGCGCGGAAATCGACGGCGAGCTCGTTGCCAACCGCACTGTCGTCGGTCCGTGGGAGCGGTTCCGGCTCTTCACGGACGCGGCCGGTATCGGGCTCCAGAGTGCGCACGGCCGATTCGTCGCAGCCGAGAACGGGGGCGGCGGAGGGGTCGCGGCGGACCGGCTGTACTCCAGTCCTGGGCCGTGGGAGACGTTCGTGCCGTCCCAGCTGCTGCTCAGCGCCACGACGCCGTCACCGGTCGCCCTCACGCGTCTCCGCGTCGAGAGCAACCGGCGGTGGTTCGCGCACGAGGCCGGCCGTTTCGACTGGCGCGAGGTGTCCTGTTTTGCGCTGGTTGGCATGGTGGCGGCTGGGCAGATCGAGCCGGCGCGCGACCTCCTGCGCTGGCACAAGGCCGCCGGCTTCACGATCGTGCGGGTGTTCGTCACGAACCCGATCCCGCCGTACATCGCGCGTCCGGACCGTGAGGGCTTCTGGGCGGCGCTCGACCTCGCGATGGCACTGTGTGCCGAGGTGGGGCTCTACTGTCGAGCCTCACTCATCAACATGACCGAGCCTTGGGGCGGGGTCTGGTATCCGGACCGACGGGACGTGTGGAGCGGCAGCGTCAGGGCGGGCGGCGAAGCCTTCGCCGTCGAGTGCGCGCAGCGCCTCGCCTCGCAGCCGCACGTCGTCCTTGAGCTGGCGAACGAGCCTGGCCAGATCGGGATGCGCGAGAGCTTCGCCGAGATCATCAGCCTCGGCCACCAGGTCAAGGCCGTGGCGCCCGACACACTGCTCTGCGCCGGGGCCGTCGATGGGCCGAACGACCAGGACACCACATTCGCCCGTGAGCCGTTCGACTTCTGCGATGCCCATATTGATCGGTTGACCGGCGTGCGGGGGTTCGAGTGGGTCAAGCGCACCGGCGAGTACGCCCTCATCGACCAACACGAGGTCGCCAAGCGGATGCCGTTCGTGAGCGGGGAGCCGATCAACTTCGGGGAAGCGCGGCGAGATACCGGCGTCGCGGAGGAACCTTCGCCGTCGGTGGCGTTCGCGTACGGGGCCGTCTCGCGGTCGCGTCAGTACAACGCATGCTTCCACTTCGACGGCGGTCTCTATGGCACCCTCCCAAAGCCGGAGACCGTCGCGTGTATCACCGCGTTCATGGCCGCCCTGGACGCCTTCCCGATGTTGACCGGGGCGAAGTGGCGGGGCCATCACGGTCTCGCGGGTGGCGACTACTGGCGCGATGCCTGGGCGCCGACGGACAACGTCCGCGACGTCGAGCGGCACATCGACGACGGCCGAGGGCCGTGGCGTGCGTTCGGGTGTCGGGAGTACTCGGTGCTCTTCCCTGAGCCCGAGGGCTGGGACTATCAGCGGCAGGCCGAAGTGCGCGTCGAGCGCGTGGCCCACGTCTCGGCGGGCGCGTTCGCGGCTGGCGTCTACCGGAGGGTCTGATGCGCTTGACGGACCTCGACCCACAATTCGTCGGTGCCGGTGGCGAGGGTGTCTACTCGCGTACCGATCGACTCTGCGCGGCCTGCAACGGGGAAAACGCAGGCGAGTGTCAGCGGTGCCATGGCGAAGGATTCGAGTACGCCCCAGCCCCAGAGCGAACCGGTGTCGGCCTGTCGTTCCTGTGTCCGTGCGCGCCATGCACCACGAAACGCACTGGGAAAAAGGATGAAGACTTCTACCTCCGCGTCTTCGTCGGTTTCCGTAACCCGCTCGACGGTGGGCCGCCGCACGACCCTCGGCCGGGCGCGCAATGGGAGCGCATCGGCGACACGTTCGAGACACTGACGCTCAGACCGAGCATTCTCCGGACACCACCGAGAGGCTGCGGCTGGCACGGTTTCGTGACTGATGGCGAGGTGACGTCGTGTTGATCCGCGGCTTGCAAGCGGTCTTTCACGGCGATTCCATCGGCACCACGACCATGGCCATGTTGAAGGCGCGTGGTGTTGAGGGGCTTCGTGCCGACTGCCAGAAGCGCAACGACGGACGCACGCTCATCACACCGGAGCAGACGTCGCTGATCACTCGTGAGGTCCGCGGCGCCGGCCTGCACTGCCTGACCACGGTCTACACCGCCGACCAGTGTGCCTTGCTGCAGGCGGGCGACCACGTCGAGTTCCGGGGCGAACCGGACATCGGACACCCGAGCCACTACGCCGACAGGGATCCCATTCCCCCGGCCGAGTATCGCCGGCTGCTTTTCGAGTTTCACGCCGCCGTGGCGGGGCGGGGGCTACAAGTCTGGGCGCCGGGGATCAGCAACCTGAACCAGCGTGGGCTCGAATGGTTGGCGGCCGCCGACCCGTCGACCTGGCCGACGGATATTGCCATCACGATGCACTGGTATCCGCACGGGAATGGCCCTACCACTCCGCATCCGGGCTTCCGCTCGCGCGACCACGAGGTCGAGGTCTTCAAACGCATCATCGGCCAGCGCCCATTCATCGTGAGCGAGTTCGGCTACCACACGGCGAATCGAGCCACGCGGTGGGAACGCCTCTTCGGCATCCAGCGCCGGTGGACCGACGCGCAGGTCGCCCAGCACGTGGCCTTCGAGTGGCGGTTCTGGGAGGGGCACGGCGCCGTGGGTGCCGTGCTCTTCCAGATCAACGACGGCGTGGAGGATACCGGAGAAGCGCGCTTCGGCATTCGCCGCGTGAACGGCACATGGAAGCCGGTTGCCGACGCCTTTCGCCGGGCCTAGACGAGGAGCCGCACGCATCATGCGATGGACCTTCCGCTTTCAACCGACGATCTGGACTGAGGTGATTCGCCAAGGTGTCTTTCTGGCGATCGCGCTCGGCTGGGTCGTATTGGACGAGCAGCAGCGCGAGTTGGTGCTCAGCTTCTCGTCAGCCGTGCTCGCGGCCGTGAACTGGTCGTTCGTTGCGCCTTCGACTCCTGAGAAGGGTTCAGGGCAATGAGTGATACGCCCCTCGTCGATAGCGCGATCCGCGAGCTCGAGACGCTCGTGACGGGGCTCATCCCGGCCGGGAAGTCGGGCGTGCTGGCGACGATCGTCGATGACGAGGGCGTTCGTCTCGGTGTGGCCGTGAAGCACGGCGACGACTTCGCGGCAGGGTTCGAGGTCCGAAAGGCCGTCAAGCGCGGGGTGTCCGTGCGTGGCATGGCCACGATGTCGTGGGGCCAGTCCTAATGCCTGAGCCGATCAAGATCTTCACTGCCGACAACACGAAGGTGCCCGAGGGGAGCACCCACGAGTACTCGTGCGAGTTCGAGGATCAGTCCGGCGCCCCGATCGCGCTGTCCGCGATCCTGTCGATGACCGCGTGGCTGCACGACAGGGAAACCAAGACAGTCATCAACCGGCAAGCCCAGAACGTGAAAGACGCCAATGGCGGCGTGCTCAGCGCGGGCACAGGCGGACGGGCGGTATTCACGCTGACGCTCGATCCGGTCGATGCGCGCATCGTCAATCGATCGCTCGAAGACGAGCAACACCGACTGACGCTGAAGGCGACATGGACTCGTGGCGGCGCGCTCGCCGACGGCGCGCTGACGCACAAGGTGCTCTACCGCGTGGTCAACCTCGAGGTGATCCCCTAGCCATGTCTGGGAGCCGGGCCCGCCAGCGCGCACGCTGGGAACCGCTGGCGCTTCCTCGGCGCTGCGGAGTGTGTGTAGGGATGGCGCGGCCCGGCCTCTCGAACGACTTCGGACGTGCACAAGGAGCGCCACGAACATGACACGCAAGATTCTCGCACTGCTCACGCTGATCGGCCTGGCCGTCGCGCCCGGCACCGCCCAGCAGCCGCCGCCTTCCGCCATCCCCCTGACGGCCTATCCCCTCGGGGATCGGCGGAACGCGGTCCCCCTGGAGCCGGTCGTCCGCCCTGCGCCGCGGCGCCTCGCGACGGTGGATCCGTGCGCAGGTCGCACCGACGGCCCGTGTGCGTTCCCGCGGCTGGACACAAGCCAGATCGCGTTTGCCGGGCGGATCTACATCCCGGCGATGGACAGCCTCGGTGCGCAGATCGAATACGGCGCCGGGGCTGCGGGATTCTCAGAGGACGGAAGCGAGATCCTCATTGGCTGCCGGATGAAGTCCGTGAACCAGGATGGGCGCGGCATGATCTGGCGTGGCACGGTGCCCCCCATTGGTGGCATGTCGAAAGAGATCGCGCCGTGCACGGGCCTGACGCTGGCGGCGATGGACGGGATTGCCGGACCGGGCGCGTACTTCCCGCTGCTCGGGGGCGTGTCGCACAAGGGCGGCCGGTACATCGTCAACGGGTACGTGACGTACGACGCGGCGGGGTTGGGGACGCAGCGGCGTACCTGGTGGGTCGGCCCGAGTTTGTCGCAACTGACCGGCCCGGTCGAAGGGCAGATCCGCAACGGGCTGGTGATGCGGGATCAGTCACGCATCCCGATTGAATGGCAGGCCATGCTCGGCGGCGACCTCGGCGTGAGCGCCGGCTATTCGTCGATCATCTCGCGGTCGAGTGCCGGGTCGTCCTTCACGACGTTCTGGTCGAAGGACGTCGGCACGCCGGGATTCCCGATGCACTTCTTGCTCGGCTGTCCGTTTCGAGACCCGGCGACGGGCGCGGACATCCCCGTCTGTGCGGGCCGCTACGGAAGCCCGACGCATCCGTACTACTACAACGGCAGCGAGGAGTCCGGCGGCACCTTCATCGCGCCGGGCACGCGCACGCTGGTCGTACTCACGCGCGAATCGCTCGGACCGACCTGCTACGGCTACGCGACGACCGACAAGAGCAAGCACGGGACGCCGTACCCGGACGCGATCAACCCGAGCCCTGAGAACGTGCCGTGGTGCTGGAGCTTGAGCGATCACCCAGCCTACAAAGGACCGAAGGGCTATCCGTACATCTTCGTGCGGCTGCTCTACGACCTCGCCGAGCTGGTCGAGGTAAAGGCCGGCCGCAAGAAGGCGTGGGAGATCGACCCGTATGCGGTCGAGACGATGCCGACGAGCAACGACGCGTTCGGCGTGGGCTGGACGGGAAGCGCCGTCTTCAATTCGCTGACGGGCATGCACTACCTCGTGCGCGAGCTATATCCTGGCCGCGGCATCGACGTCTTCTCCGGCTTCCCGCGCGAGGGAAGCCAGCAACCGCCACCGACGAACCCCGACACGGAGACGAGGGCGAACAGCTACGACGACGGATGGCAGAGCGCGTGGGTCGCGATGGCGCAGGCGACATTGAAGGCGGGCGGGCCGAAGGTAGCCGGCAAGGTGCTGCACGTCGGCGACAGCATGACCTACTCGGCGGCCTATGGCACGTGGGCGCGTGAGGCAGCGCCAGCTGGCGCGACGACGAGTGACCTGGCGACCTTCCAGTGGCTGCACACGACCGCCAATGACGCCTCGAACGGCTGGAACCTCTCGTGGCAGGCGGTGACGGCGAACGGCGGCATGGGCTGGCAGTCGCCCGTCATCGATAGCCTGCTCACCGACGCGCGCACGCAGGACGCCCAGTACGTCGTGTGGCAGCTTCATACGCCCGATCCGAACCCCGGCGACGTGGCCGAAGTGGAGCGGCGCATCCTCCAGTACCGCGCGGCCGGCATCAACTCGATCCTGACGACCGTGCCGCCGCGCGTGGGTGCTGGCTACGACGACACCATCACCAAGCCGTACAACGCGGCGCTTCGGGCGCTGGCACAGCGGCTCAGCGTGCCGCTCGTCGACCTCTATGCGGAGATCGACGCGCGGAGGCCGAATGGCACCTGGGCGGGGACGCTGATCTCGTCTGACGGCGTCCACTTGTCCGGCAGTGGTGGCGGCTACACGCCGACGAGCGATCCGTATCTGCCCGGTGGCGACCCGGCGACCGGCACGACCGGCGAAGCCGCTCGCCATTCCGGCTATCTGCTCCGGACGTGGCTCAGCGCGGTCAAGCTCAAGGAGATTCGTGCCGCGGTAGGCGACGTGACGCCACCGACTGACGTCGATTGCGTCGAGACGGCCGGCGCCTGGGGGCCTGGGGCACCGCCGGACGGGTGGGGCGCGTGCGTCGAGGGCGCGCAGAGGCGCCGCCGCACCTGGACCACGACGGTCGCGGCGTCCGGCACCAACGGGCGCGCCTGCACGTTCACCGGCCGCTATCCGGTCGGCACCACGGCGATCGAGACACAGACGCGCGCGTGTAGCACAGGACCAACGCTCAGCATCACGGCGACCGGCTCGACGCGGAGCTGCAATCTCGTCGGTTCAGCGAGCGGCCCGCCTGACGGGTCGCCTGGCTGGGGTATTCAGTACCAACGCAAGGAAGCGAGCGAGGAGACGTGGACCAACCACGGCGCCCGCGCCATCACGACGCCCTACAAGGTGTCACGGGTGGTGCCCCTTGGACAGTGGGAGCTGCGGGCGACATGGTCGCGGGTCGGTGCCATACCGGTCCCTGTACCAGTGATTGTCGCGTGGTACTGCGAGCCAGTTCCGAGCGGACAGTAGGGTCACCTCACGCGAGATCAGCGATGCACCTCACCGCCAGAGAGACCGCCACCTACGAAGACGCGTTCGCGTTGCCGCAATACGGGACCTACAGCCCAGGGGAGCGCTATGCCGACCTCTTCGCGTCTCTGGCACACTCGGGCGCCCGGGTGCTTGACGCGGGCTGCGGCACGGGCAAGGGGATGCTGGCCCTGCACGCGCGCGGCTTCCGTGTCGCAGGGTGCGACCTCACGGATGTCGGCCTGGTGCCAGAGGTGCGGCAGATCGGGCTGCCCATGTATCATCCCGTATCGCTCTGGCGGCCGTTGCCGGGCCCGTCGGTCTCCGGCGCCGCGGCGACGCTTCTGCGCGCGTTCCGCGACCGGATCGACGCGCCCGCGCGCTTCGACTACGCCTACTGCACGGACGTCCTCGAGCATATCCCGCCAACCTTCACGATGCTCGTGGTCGCGCAGCTGCTCGCGGCCGCGGAGCGGGTGTTCCTATCGATCAGCCTCGTGCCGGACGCCATGGGCGTCTGGGTCGGTCATCCACTCCACCTCTCGGTGCGGCGCTACGACGAATGGCTTGGGGACCTGCGCGAGCTGGCGCGGGTGAGCGACGCGCGCGACCTCGGGGCCGCGGCCACGTTCCTGCTGGAGCCGCGCGGATGACGCCCACGACCGAGACATCGCCGGTCTTCGACGGCCTGACGCTGGCGGGCGACGTGAACACGTCCGACGCGATGCTGCTGGCCAACGTCCGCCGCGCCATCCGCCGCGGCTATCCGCAGATCTGGCCGACGGCCGAGAACCCACACCGCGTGGTCCTGGTCGGCGGAGGCCCGTCGCTCACCGCGACGTTACCGGAGCTGCGCGACCTGGTCTTCGCCGGGGCGAAGCTCGTGGCGCTGAACGGCGCGTATCGGTGGTGCCTCGAGCACAACCTGCAGCCGAAAGCGCACGTGCTGCTGGACGCGCGGCCGGCATCGGCGGCGCTGGTCGGGCCACCGGTGCCGGACTGCCGCTACTACGTAGCGTCGCAGTGCGCGCCGGAGACCTGGGACGCGCTCGGCGATCGACCGTTCGTCGCGATTTGGCACGCCGGTGGCGACGACGCGCTCGAAGCCGAGCTGAACGCCTACTACCTCGGGCAGTGGGTCGGCGTGCCGGGCGGCACGACGGTCGGCACCCGCGCGATCGCCCTGCTGCGCACGCTCGGGTTCCTACGCTTTGAGTGTTTCGGCCTCGACTCGTGCTGGATGGGCGACGCGCATCACGCCTATCCGCAGGCGCAGAACGATCGCGACGGGCACTACCGGCTTACGATCGAGGCCAAGGACAGCACCGTGCCGCCGCGTGACTTCTGGGTCGCGCCGTGGCACGTGAAGCAGCTCGAGGACCTCGTGCTCTTCATCCGGACGCACGGCGAGCAGGTCCTGCTCAACTTCCATGGGGACGGGCTGCTGGCCTACGCCCTCACGGCTCACGCGAACGTGCATTACACCATCGAGAAGGAGTAACCCACTATGGCAGTCGGCGCTTGGGCGGTTTACAACAAGGCGAAGCAATACATCGGGAACGGCACGATCAGTCTGGCCGCGACGGTGTACCGCATGACGCTGCACACGTCGGCCTCGAACGCCAACACGGCGACGCTGTCGACCTACGCGCAGGTGACCAACGAAGTCACCGAGGCGAACGGCTACTCGTCGTCGGGCAAGGCCATGACCGGCGAGGTCTGGACCGTCGGCGCTTCGGCCGGTCAGTACAAGTTCGACATGGACGACGTGTTCTGGTCAGCCAACGGTGGCACCATCTCCAACATCAAGTTCGCGGTCCTGTGGCTCTCTGCGGCCGCCACCGCGGGCCGGAAACTGCTCTGCCGATCGCAGCTCTCGACCTCGCAGTTCTCGATTTCGTCAGGCAACCGCCTGACGCTCCAGATGAACGCCGCGGGCGTCCTCACTCTGGCGTGAGGCGATGACGATCGAGAAGTTCGTCGTGCGCCTACTCGACGCCGAGCATCACCTGCTCGCCTGGACGACCGTCTGGGCCGCGGTGACTCCACGTGGCGGCGGGCGGTCATGCCAATTCTGGCCCACCGGCCCGACGCAGTTCACCGTCACGGAGGCCGGCGACGCGGCATGGCTCACGATCCACTGGTGCGATCCTGATCTCGCCAGGATGACGGCGTTGAGTCCACAGCGCCTCGAAGTGGGCCAGGTGGTCAACTTCTGCTGGATCGAGCCGGTATGGCTGGTGCCAGGCATGCAGAACGTACCACTGCCGCCAGTGACGGTGCATCAGCACACGACCCTTGGCGTGCCGACGGGCACGCTGGCGACAGTCGCCGGCTAGACGCGAGACGTGAGGAGGGCCGCGGTGTCGACGTCCACCATTGCGTTTCACCGTGGTCTCATCCGAGCGATCCGTGAGGCGTTGGCGGCATGGGAGAGGTGGCTGAACGCGCAAAGTGGCGCGACGGGCCACGGGGAGTAGACGTCAGTCAGCACGACTCCGGCACGCGCGGGTGCGCTCCGTTATGACGGACTCCGCTCGCAGAGCCGCCCGGAGCTTCGGCGCCGTTCCTCGGCGCTAGAGGTTGTGGGTATGCGACGAGCCTGTCTCTTCCTGTGTGTGGCCGGCCTCCTGGCGTGGCCCCGGTCAGCGTCCGCCCAACTGGACGCCCTGACCAATGTCGGATCGTGCGTCGTCACAGGCTTTGCCGCTGGTGCCACGACGATCACGGTCAACACGGGCTGCGGGGCCACGCTGCCTAGCACGGCGTTCAACCTGACGGTCTGCAACACAACGGACTACCCAATAGCTTGTCGAGACGCGACCGGCGCACGCGACCCGAATTACGAGGTCATGAGGGCGACCGCGGGGTTCGGCACTGACTCACTGACCGTGACTCGTGCGCAGGAGGGTACGTCGGATGTCGCACACAATACCGGCGGCAAGGTGTACTGGGTCTCGACGTTCACGGCCAAGACGATCACCGACATCAACCTCGGCAAGTTCCTTGCGTTGTCCGTCGATGGCGGGCTGCTCACGTGGGACGACACCAACAACCGCCTCGGGATGGGCACGGCCTCACCTGCTGTGCAGCTTGACCTCCTAGCGGACGGATCTGGTTACACGACTTATGCCACGTCGTATGGTGCCACGCAATCCATCTATCGCTACCGCCGCGCAAGAAACACGCTCTCCGCGCCTCGTCGTGTGCAGACCAACGACATTCTCGGCAACCTGCAATTCTGGGGCGCGCAGGCGGCAGATGACTCGACCGACGCGACGTTTGGTGGTAGTACGTCTGCCGTCATCCGTGTGTCGGCGCTCGAAAACTTCACCTCGACCGGCCGAGGCTCGCGCATCGAGTTCCAGACCACGCCGATTGGCGGCACATCGACGGGCATCAACTACCTCGCCATCGACGCCGCAGCCGTCACGATTCAAGGTGGCCCCCACCTCACCCTTGGTACGGCGACACGCCTCGACGTGGCGGCCAACTTCCAGGCGTATGGCACGGACGACTTTTTCTTCTTCCCGGAGCAGCCGTCCAGACCACAAGCGCGCATACAGTTCAACCTCGGGAACGTCGTCGCGGGCGGTCCCGATGGATACGGCAACTTCTGGGGTGGCACGGAGCGGAATCAGACATACATCGGGATCGTGTCCCAGATCGACACCAGCGGCACGCCCTCGAACTACTTCAACGGCCTCCTCGACTACCACGCGAGCGACGCCAGTGGCAATCTCGCCGGATCGTACTCCTGGCTGAACGAGGGCAACTGGACGAATGCCGGCGGCTTCGTGCTGAACCGCATGGCCTTGTGGAACTACAACTTTGGTGGGGGCGGCAAAACGGTCTTCTTCACGCAGAGTGGATCGTCGTTGCCTGTGTTCGAGCGCCAGCTTCTCATCGTCGGCGGGCTGTCCCCATCCGGCAATGACGGCTTTGGTCTGCGCGTCTACGGCTTCGACGCTAGCAACGACGACGCCCCTGACGGGGCTACGCTCGGCGCGGACGTGCAGAATATCTTCCGCACGAACACGACGACCGCTCGTGAGTGGAACGTCATCAGCGCGCTTGCCACGCTGAACTTTGGTGGATCCAACACCAGCAAGACCATCAACCTGCTCGAAGCCGATACGGTCAACACGGTGACGACGGGATCCACGGTCAACTTGCTCAATCTGAAGTACGGCAGCTCCGGCCGTCTCTTGGTGACGAGCCCGGGTATCGTCAAGCTGGGGGGCACCGCCGCGCGTGGCACGACTGAGGGCACCTTCACGTACCGATGTTTCAACGGCACGGCGCCAGTGGGCACGCTGACGAACGGCGGCGACGTTTACTGCGAGGGTGGTGAAGTGCTCGCGATGGACAGCGCCGGCAACCCCGCGAACCTGACGGCACCGTTCACCAGCACGGTGCAGGGCATCGTGCCGGCGAGTGGCGGCGGTACGACGAACTTCCTGCGCGCCGATGGCACCTGGGCCGGCCCCGCTGGCGGCGGCACCGTCGTCGATTCAGGCGCCGTGACCGACAACGCGATCGCCCGCTACGACGGCACCTCCGGCACTGACATCCAGAACAGCACCATCGCGATCAGTGACACCGGCGCGCTGTCTCCGGTGACGACCGACACCGGCGCACTCGGCACGACGGCGTTGCAGTGGTCAGACATTTTTCTGGCCGAAGGCGGCGTCATCAACTGGGACAACGGCGATGCGACGCTGACGCAAGCGGGCGACGTCGTGACGCTCGCGGGCGCGAACCTCGTCGTGCCAGGCTTGACGGCGTCCGAGAACGTCGCGCTGTCCGGCGACATCTCCCCGTCCCAGCTCACCGCCGATCAAAACGACTGGTCCCCGACGTCGCTGGCGACCAGTAGTGTCATCCGCATCGACACGGACAATGTCCGTCAGATCACGGGCATTGCCGGTGGCGCGGATGGGCGCATCCTCACACTCATCGTCCTGGAGACGGCGCAGGGGCCGGTCATCCTGCGCGACCAGAACACGGGTTCGACGGCTGGGAACCGCTTCATTCTCGGTGCGCGACGGATCTGGTTGTGGCCGGGCGACATCGCGACATTGCTCTACGACTCGACGTCGTCACGGTGGCGGCTCCTAGCGAGCCCCTACGAGGCAGGCACCGTCGTCGACGTCGATTATCAGCAGTATCAAGAGGAGTTTCTCTCGGGCGTCAACGGCACCGGCACGGCCACGGAAGCGGGCGAGACGGTCGGCACATGGAGCTGGCGATCAACGGCCAACGGCACGGCGGCCTCGACGAGCCCGGCGAGTGTCGCGGCGCACCCCGGCATCATCCAGTTGGTGACGGGATCGACGTCGGGCAACGACACGCGCCTACACCTCGGCAACGCGGCGACCGACGACATCTACCCATTCCAGGACGTGCGGTACTTCGGCTTCCTCGTGCGCACGACCGACAACACGTCGAACCGGATCAAGGTGGGCCTCGGCGTGGATCTCGGCGACGGCACGGTGGCCGCGCTCGGGAGCGACGGTATCTTCTTCGAGTTCGACACCGCGACCAACGCGAATTGGCGCACGGTCACGCGTGCCGCCAGCACGAGCACGACGAACACGAGCAGCGTGGCGATCACGAACAATGAGTGGGATCTCCTGGAAGCGGTCCGATTGACCAACGGTAATTGGGCATTCGTCGCGAACGACACGGTGATCTTCACGCACTCGGCGAACCTGCCAACCACGGCGATGGCGACCCTCGGCGTGTTCGTGGAGACCCAGACGGCGGCCGCGCGCAACGTGCAACTGGATTGGGCGATGCTGCGCACGGCTCGCCTGGGACAGCGGTGGACGCCGTAATGATGGGTGAGTACAGCGAGGCTATCGGCTCGCGCTGTCAGTATCGATAATCATTCGGTAGGTTGGGTCATATGCCAGTCGGTGGCGGCGGTGGAATCGGCGGGCCTGGAGGGATCGGCGGGATCACTGTCCCGCCAAGCAGTGGTGGCAGCCTGTCTCCGACCCAGGGGGCCCTAACTTTTGTTGGGGCCGCCGCCGCGCTCATTCTTGCGACGACGCCGGCGGCCGCCGCTCTCACTCTCACCGGCCTGGCGCCGACGATCCAGATCGCGACCACGGTGGTTCCGCCCGCCGCGGCGCTGGCGATCACTAGTCCCGTTTCGCGGCTCGACGAAGCGCTCGTCGTCCCGGCCGGCACGATCGTCGCCACCGGACAGGCGTCGCGTCTCATCGTCACGACGCCGCCAGGTATCGGCAGCCTCACGATCGCTGGGGCAACCGCTCGGTTGACCGACGACCTCAGGCCGACGGTTGGGGCACTGACGTTCTCAGGGGTTCCGGGCGCACTGCTGCAGGTCGTCACACCAGGACTGGGAACCGTGGCGATGGCGGGCCAAGCGCCCGCCCTGGGTCAGACCCTACCGGTCCCAGCGGGTACGCTCGCCCTGACTGGCCCAGCGCCATCCCTGGGCGGCGTGACGACCCTGTCGCCCGCGGTTGGGACGCTGGGCCTGACGGGCCCGGTGGCCGCGCTCCAGGCGCAGCTTTCGACGCCCAGCGGGGCGCTCCAGCTCGGCGCGGTGAGCCCAGCGCTGGCGACGAGCGTGTCGCCCCCGTCCGCCGCGCTGGCCGTGTCAGGCGCCGCGCCGACGTTATCGCTCGCGCTGATCCCAGCCGCAGCAGCGCTGACACTGAACGGCGTCGCGCCGACCGGACCGGCGACGCTCCCCGTGCCTGCCGGCACGCTGACCCTCACGGGACTGGCTCCTGCTCTCGCGACGCAGGGTACCGTGTCGCCGCCCGCTGGCGCGCTCCAGGTGGTCGGCCACGCCCACAGTCTCGTCGAGGCGCTGACGGTCCCACCCGGCGCGATCGCGATCGCGGGCCTGACACCCAGTCTGGTCCTGACATCCGGCCTCTCGCCAGGGCCGGCGCCACTCGCCATGGTCGGGGCTCCGGCGACGCTCCGCGACACGCTCGCGGCGCCGGCTGGCGTGCTCGTGGTTACCGGTCAGGCGCCGAGCCTGGTAGCTGGTCTCCAGGTGCCACTCGGGACGCTCGCGCTCGCCGGCGGTGTGAGCGTGCTCGTGGACGACGTGCGGCGGGTTCCCGCCGTCGGCGCGCTGGCGTTGACTGGCCCAGTAGGGGCGTTGACGCAAACGCTGACGTTGGGCACCGCGAGTCTCGGGCTCACTGGGCTGGCGCCTCGTCTTGTGCTCACGCTGTCGGTGAGTGCCCACGCGCTCGCGATCGGCACGGCCGCGCCGTCGCTCCAGGCGACCACCACGCCGCCTCAGAGTGCCCTAGCGTTGGTCGGCCCACCCCCGACGGTCATCCAGACGGGCCTGCCGACGATCTCGCTCCTCCTGATTGTGTCCGAGAGCCTCCGGGTCTCTGGGGTGTCGACGGAGGCCCTCCGGGCTGCTGGAGTCGGCGCCGATCTGCTCCGGACCGCCGGCTCGGTTACCGAGACCCTAAAACCGGTCTAGCACCAGAAGTGGTGCATCGGATACCGGTTCCACCGGATGTCCCACCAGGCACTATGCCTTTGGGTCTGGGCACCACCAGAAATCGAGCCCGTAAATCGCTGATTTAGTTGGTGCCGGCGGAGGGAATCGAACCCACACGCCCGGTAAGGGGCACAGGATTTTGAGGGCGATCACCGGTAAACGCCGTGGTCACCGGATTGGCTCAGCGTCACGACGATCCCCTGTGTTTCACGTGGAATGCGTGCGTCGAACCCGTACCCGAGGACGCCCGTCAGCGCCTGTGTTTGGTGGGGACGTCCCTCCACCAGTCCCACCAGATCCGAAGACCAGATCCTCGGTGATCGGCGAGGCCTCAGCCAACTGCTCGAGCGGTGCGACCTGGTGCACCGGCGCCAAGTGCGTGTAGCGCTGGGTGGTCTGGATCGAGAGGTGGCCCATGACGTCCTTGCGCACGCCCTCCGGGACGCCCAGCGCCGCCAGGGACGTCGCGGCAGTGTGGCGCAGCGTGTGGAACGTCACGCCGCCCGCCGTCAGCCCGTACGGCACGCCGGCCGCCTTGCACGAAGCCTGCAGGCCCGTGTCGATCGTCGTCACGCGATCATCGAGATAGTGCACGACCCAGGGCACGCCCTTCGGTTGGGCGGCCTTCGCTCGCGCGAGGATGCCACGAAGACGTGAGCTCACTGGCGTGACCATCGGGGCGCCGGTGGTGCCCGCCGTCTTGTGCTCGGCGATGGTGATGAACATCAGGTCTGCGCTCACATGCGTGTCCCAGCGCAGGGCGAGGATGTTGCCGAGCCGAAGCTTCGGGGCGAGGGCCGCGATCGCGATCGCCAGACGGAGGTGGGCTGGGGCCGCCTCCATCACGGCCCGCAGTTGCTCGACCGTGAAGGTCACCGTGCGGCGCTGCTCGCGGTCGCGTTCGATGGCGCGGAACGGGTTCATCGTCACGCCCGTGGCGGCCCGATGCTGGGGCCGCATCGCGACCTGGTACAGCCGAGACATCGCCGTCCGGTATCGGTTCCTGGTGGCCCCCGCGACGCCGCGCGTCTGCATCCACGCCTCGAACTGCAGCAGGTAGGCCGGCGTGTCGATCGGGTCGCACAGGCGCAGGTCATGGTAGGGCCCGGCCTCGTGCGGCGCGAGCACGCGCGCGGGCCTCCGGCCCCAGAACCGAAGCACGACGCGCAGGACGTGTTCGACGGACGAGGGGGCCCGCAGCCGGCCTTGGCGTTCGATGTGGTCCATGTAGACCTCAGCCCAATCGGCGATCGAGGGAGAAGTCTCGCGCGCGGGCACCTCCAGGCCCGCCGCCAGTCGACGAAGGGTCCGCCGGTGCGCGCCTTCGGCGTCCCGCGCCTCGCCCTTGGTGGGGAAGGGTCGCGGGCTGACGTACCGCTGGCTACGGAACTGGAAGTCGTAGCGCCAGGCCGGTAGCTGTGCCCCGTCGGCGCCGCGGGTGTGACGGTCCTTCGCCCGGTAGACGGTCACGATCGTCGCCGCGGCGTCGGCTCGGCGACCTGCACCCACCCGTCCTTCTCCAGCTCGCGGATCTCGCCTTCGCACTGGATCCGGAACGTCATGATCTGCAGCAGGTCCGTCGTGGTCAGGCTCCGGTGGTGGTACCCGTCGAACTGGATCAGGCCGCGGAACTCACGACGCGGCTCGTCCTGGTAGTGGCGGATCCGGACCATGAACCAGCGGGTCCGATCGCCCTTGGTCATGCGGACCGAGAGCTCGATGTACTCGACGCGCGCAGGCGGCAGGGGGAAGGGCACCAGCGGCATCGTTCGATCATCTTGTCAGCGGGCCAGGCGGCCGATGACATCGGCCAGATGCCGATCCACGGCAGCCAGCGTCGTCTTCAGCGCCGCCCCGCTTTCGACCAAGACGCCGGCATCAACCTTTTCCACTGGTGAGAGTCCGTACTTCTCCACGAGCGCGACGTTCGTGCCGAGTGCCAGCAGGCGACCGTCGACTGCGTCGGCGTCGAGGAATCTGAATCTGGCGAAGGCTGCAAGTGCCGATGATGTTTCGAGCAGAGACTCGAGGACCTGACGTTCAGCCTCTGTCTCAACCCGTGTTGCAAGGACAGCAATGTCGGCGTCCAGGGCGGTCACAAGGCGTTCCATCGCGACGCCAACACCTCCCGTCGTGTTGATCTCCTGTCGCGCCAGCGTGGCCGACCGAACCGCGTCCTCGAACTTCGATCGATCAAAGCCAGCACCACAGGCCGAAGCTGCCAGAACCGACGCGATGACGAGCAGCCCGCCTGGAGCGATTCCAACGTTCAATGAGGTCTTCATCGTCGGCGCTCAGTTGTCACTGCGTCTCGGTGAAGCGCCACTCGACGATGTCCCCGGAACTGACGATCTCGACGGTGCTGGTGCCGACGCGGGGAGCGAGCGGCACCGTGTGCACGCCCTCGTACGTCATATTGGCATTCGAGCGAAGAATCTCGTTCACCACGGTGCGACCGTTGATCTGCACGATGAAGTTCGAGTTGTTTCGCCCCGACCATCGTCCAAAGATCCGGAGCCGCGTGACATCGCCTGGCATATCGAAGACCGAGTTGCCGCCACCCGTGCGCGAGAAGGGCGCGCGAGGCGCCGCGACGCCTCGCCCTGAAATCGGCGTGGTGGTGCCCCCGCTCGTCTGATCGGCGTTGACGGTGACGACGCCGCCGTACGTCTGGAACAAGGTCGGCGCGAACCGGATCGTCGAGGCTTGCGAGGTGCCAGGCGCGATCGTGCCGCTGGTCCAACTGGCGACGACAGGTGTCCCGCTCGGCACCGTCATGCCGGTCACGGTCAGCAGCGCGTTCCCTTCGTTATAGATCCGCAGAGTGCGCTCGCTGGAGTTGCCGACAATGACATCGCCGAACTCAAGGTTCGCCTCCAAGCGCATGACGCGCGTCGGCGTAGCCGGCGTGGAGGACGGCGCGGTGGGGCTACTGCTCCCACCGCATCCGCTGAAGAGCGCGCACGCGAGAATGACTGGCGAGAGGTGTCGGATCATCATGGTCGCCTTGCTGGGAGGGGGCAAGGTTAGACGGACCCATCGACGAGGATTTCGACGTGGGCGGTGGTCAGTGTGTGGCCGTGTGCATAGTCTGGTTTTCGTGATCGGAAAGTGATTCCATGAGGCGGCGCAAGTGTACGGGACGCAGGGCGCCGACGTTCGTTGTAAAGCGTGAAGCCACTGCACGATCGTCTGTTCGTCGTTCCTTGGCGGAGCCACACGACGAACACCTACCTCTCCCCCATGGCTGTTCCTGTCAGCTCGTTCGAGAACGTTTTCTACCTCGCGCGCCTATTGCGCGAGCTTCCACTTGAGGAGCGTCGGGCGTTCGGTCTGGTCCTGTTTGAACTGCATGCTGTTGTGGTCTCACGTCGGCCACCGTCAAGAACGCGAGTTGACGCTCATCGTCCCACTGCTCGAACGCATCAAGGAGGGCGGCCGCTCGTGGTGACTCGACGCGAGTGACTGTGGCTGCTGCACGCGATGGGTGAAACTCGCCGGCGGTGGCATCGACGAGCATCGCGGTGACGAGCGCTTCGATGTCTGCGTCCAGGACTTGGCAGAGACGCCAGAGCACGCGAAGCGATGGCTGGCGACCATCCTCGTAGTTCTTCAGCGTCGAGCGCGATCCGATCCCGGCGCGCTTGGCCACGGCGTCAAGGGACCAAGCGGCAGGCTCGCGGCTCCGGCGCTTTCGCGCTTCGCGCTGTGCCTTGATAGCACGGCCGAGGGTAGGCGTGCGGAGCGTGTCCTGCGGGGGCACTTTGGAGCAGTCTAGCGGCCCGCCGTTCACGCCGTGATGACCCGTTAAGAAATGTGTTGACACGGTGGATACGTCACGCGTAGGCTTGTTCACACGATGAGAACGCGGCCTGAATTCGACGTCGCCAAGTTGCGCGACGACATGTCCGAGCGGGGCTGGATGCCTACCGACTTGGCGCGCGCGGCCGGCGTATCCGACATGGCTGTCACGCGGTTTTTTCGCGGCGAGCACAGGACTGCCCGCATGGCGAAGAAGTTCGCCGACGCCCTCGGCCGGCCCGTGCGTCGTTACCTCATCCGTTCGACCCAGGCGGTGGCCTAGCCATGGCGTCCCTGCTTCAACTGCTGCAGCGCGGCACGGAACACGGCGTCCCGGAGCCGGTCTCGGCGCCGGGCGATCTCGTGCTGCTGGTCCTCCTGGGATGGGCGCTCCTCATGGCGGTCGCCATGGTCTGGACCTTCTCCCATGCGCGGAGCGGACGGTAGGTCAGCCGCCATGCCTCCGCAGCTCCCCTCGTATCTCCTCGGCCGCCCGCTGCCACCGCAGCCTGGCGAGCTTGGCGTGTCGCACGTGCCGTCGATGGAGACGGCGGTGGAGACGGGCGCGCGCGATCAGGGCTCGGAGGCGTGCCGCATCACCTCCGCGACCCGGTACCACGCGATGTGCGCCGTCCACGGACGGTTCGGGATCGACGAGTACCAGCAGGCGCCGTTGTGCCCCCTCAAAGGACGCAGTTGACATGGCGAGCACGATGCCCTCGGACGTGGTGGCCGCGCCACTCCACAGACTTGCGAACGTTCGCCCCCGCCCCGCGAAAGCGCTCATCGAAGTTGAGAGCCGTCGCGCCAGGGTCGGGGAGGCGCTGCGCCGTGCCATCGGCATCATCGGGCTCAGCGACAAAGAAGCCGCGGACGTGCTGTGCCTGGACAAGTCGCAGCTCTCGCGGTGGCTGAGTGGACACGAGAACATCCAGCTCGCGCGCCTCTACGGCACGCGTCTCTATGGACCCTTCGTCCTCGCGCTCGCGCACGAATGCGAGGAGTGCGAAGTCGAGACCACCGTGCGGTACCGGAGGCTCGCATGACCCTCGTCGACAAGACCATGGTGGCCGAGGCGCTGCACGTCACCCCGCGTGTCGTGCTGCGGCTCGTGAAAGCGAAGCAGTTGCCTGGCGTCAAGGTGGGGAAGACCTGGAAGTTCGCGCCCGAAGACGTTGACGCCTTCATCAACCGGGCGCGCGCCCAGAGTGTCGCGCGTGTCGACGCGCCGGCGCCCGCAGTGCCCGCGCGGTTGCCCCTACCACGCAAGCGGAGGTTCGCATGACATTCAAGCGGGAACATCGCCCGTCGGTGACGGCACGCCTCGACCGGACTCGCGCGCAGGAGGCGGCGCGGTACGTCAAGCCGCTCTCGCGTCTGCCCCTGTGGCAGCGTCTCGAGCCGCTCCCGGCGGTGATGGCGCTGTCGCTGGTGATTGGGGCGATCGCGCTCGCCGTCACCGCGTGGGGGGCGCGATGAACCTCTCGCCCGCGCCTGCTCAGGCGGGCGTCACGAAGTCGTCGGCGTGTCCGTTCGAGCGGACGCATGGCCGGCCGTGCCTGATCTGCCGAGGCGGCTCTGGGCTCTTCCCGGCGGACCATCCCGATCACGGCGTCGTCGCGGACGGCGCGGATCGCGACGCCGCTCAGCAGCTCTACGCCGAGCGTGGGCTCTACCTCGAGACCGCGGAGATCCGCGACCTCACCGGCGACGAGCGTGCGGCCCTGGATCGGTGGGCGAGCGCACGCGAGCCACTCGGCATCGAGTTCGCCGTGCGTGCCCACATCGCCGGCACGGTCACCGAGGTGCCAGGCGAGAAGCCGCGGCAAGCCTGCACGCGGTGCCACATGTTGCTCCAGGACACCGCCAGCCGCGTGGTCGATGGAGCCTATCCCGTGGGCGCGTTCGTCGGCTTGGACTGCGAGGGAAGCCCAGCGCGGATCGATGAGGTGCGCGCGTGATCCCCTGGACCTCAGGAGAGCCCTTGGACTGCGAGCACGGCGAACCGCGGATCACCTGCCACGTGTGCCAACACAAAGCGGCGGCGCTCACGGACGCGATCGCGATCGTGACGTGCTTCGCGGTCGTCGTCTGGTTCGCGGTGCAGGGGATACGCGCGGACGACGCCGAGCACGCGGCGGCGATGCGACGGGCGCAGCCGCAGATCGAGCGCGCCTCGACGAGTCAGTAGGGAAGGAAAGCGACGGGCTCAGCGCCGAGAACGCTGAGCCCGCAGATCGCCGCAACAGGAGGCGGCAACCCATGGCCCCAAGTCTAGCAGTACCCCGACTCCCCGATCCGACGCCGATGACCGACGCGCTCAGCCACGCCCTCCGGGTGGCCGTCCTCGCCGAACGCGTGCTGCAGGTGCACACCGACGACGCCCGCGCCAGCCTCGACCGCCTGCCGCGCGGGCAGCGCACCGATTACGAGACCGCGGCAGCCGTGGCGCTGGCGGTGCTCGACGCCGACCGACAGACGCCGGCGATCTACGCCGCGGCGCACGGGCTCGTGGACCTCGGCAGCCAAAGCCCGGTGCAGCGCCGAGGCCTGGTGCAGATGGTCCGCCACGTCGTCGAGCGCTACGTCCAGACCTTGGGCGGGCAGCACACGCGGATCGCGGCGTCGCTGGCGCCGCTCATCGCTCTCGACCGCGTCGCCGTCGCGCCAGACACCGACCACTTCGAAGGAGCGCTGTAGCCATGACCACCACCGCCATGACCGTCGCGGCCAGTAACGCCGCCGCGATCACCACACCAGAAGCCTTCACGGCCGCGCTCTCGACGTGGGAGCAGCAGTTCAACGTGCTGACGCCCTTCACCACGTTTTCGGCGCTGGCGCCCGGATGGGGCATCAGCGGCACCATCGTCGCGATCAACCCCGACAAGGCCGCCGGCGACGTCTACGACGGTCTGCCGTTCCTGAAGGCCCACGAGCGAGCCATCGCGAAGAAAGGCCTGCGTAAGCTGGCCGAAGGCGCCGGCATCAGCACGCAGACGTACGAGCTCGCGACCACCGATCGCTACCACTGGAAGGTCAAGGCCATCGCTACCTACCGTGGCATCGACGGGGCGCAGCTCGCGCGCGAGGCCACGAAGGAGTGGGACCTGCGTGACGGCTCGCCGCAGATGCGCGGATGGACACCCGCCCAGGTGCTCGAGGCGCGGAAGCACGGGCTCAGGAACTGCGAGGCGCGCGCGATCAACGCGGCGATTCGCGAGTGCGGGTGCGGCATCGACCAGAAGTACTCCGTTGAGCAGCTGCGGAAGCCCTTCATCGCGATCCGGGTATCGTTTCAGCCCGACTACAGCGACCCGTCGATCAAGCGCCTGGTCACCCAGCACGCCCTCGGCGCCACGTCGGCGCTCTACGGCGGCTCGGCCACCGCGCTGGCCGCTCCCCGCCCCCTCCCGGACGAGGACGACGCGCCCACCGAGCCGCGTCTCGTCGGTGCCTCCGCGGCCGCCGCGTCGACGCCGGGCACTATCCCCTCCGCTGCGACGTCGACCGGCGCCGCGGCGCCGAACCCGGACGGGCCGCCGACGCCTGACGCCGTGCGCATCGCCGAAGCAAAGCCGGTGCCCGGCACAAGCAAGAAGACCGGGCGTCCCTACACGAAGTACGAGATCACCGATAGCCGCGGCGAGACCCACTCGACGTTCGACAAGGGCATCTACGAGGCGGCGGTCACCGCGCGCGATAGCCGGGCGTGGGTCGAGATCGCCATCGAGGTCGCCAATGGCTTCAAGAACATGGTCGAGATCTCGCCGGCGGGGCAGTCCCCGAAGCTGCCGATGGACGGTGGCTACTGATGGCCACGATCAACGAGACGAAGCTCGCCCAGCTCGACGCCATCCGCCTATCCACAGGCTCGCACCGGTGCTTCGAGGACGGTGGCTGCGCGATGGCTGGACAACGAGCGGGACGCGCTGCTCAAGCCGTGGCTGCCGCGCCGGTGCGTGTCGAAATCACGCCGGAGTCGTTGTGATGCGCGTCCTGGCCATCGGCGACACCCACCTCCGCTCGACGTCGCGCCGGAACGCGGCGCGGCTCTCGGCGCTCGACCAGATCGTGGCGGCGGTAGAGCAGCTGCGCCCCGACCTCATCGTCTGGCCGGGCGACCTGTTCGACACCCGCAGCACGATCGAGGACCGCAACACGCTGCGGCGCTACGTGAAGGCTCTCGCAGACGAGGCCCGGCTGCTCATCGTGCGTGGCAACCACGACGCCCATGGCGACCTCGACATCTTCGGCGACTTGCAGACCGAGTGCGGTGTCGAGGTCATCACGCGGCCGCAAGTCGTGCTGCACGAGCAGCTGCTGATCGCGTGCCTCCCGTATCCCGAAGAGGCCGGTCTAGCAGCGCTCGGCGTGGCGCCGCCAGACGTCCCCGACGTCGCTGCGGCGGCGCTCGACGCCATCTTCATGCAGTTCGCCAGCGAGCTGCAGCCGGGCCCGGTGCCTGGGCTCTTCATCGGCCACGCCAACGTGGTCGGCGCCGTCGCGTCGACGGGGCAGCCGCTCATCGGCGC